AATAATGTAAAAGTTGTATTGTCTGCCATTTTAATTGATCTCCTTTATTTTAGTCTGCCCAACTTGCTGTTACTTCGCCAATTGTTTGTCTAGATATGAAAACATTAAGAACAACTTCACCACCAGTTTCATTTCCTGTAATTCTCAATGTAGTAGAATATGTTGAGTTGTCAGGAACTGCTTTTGCTGTCAATATAAATGATTGTCCAACAACAGAAAATCCTGGGACGGGTGTTCCTGAATCAAGAATTACACCACCGTTTCCGCTGATAGCTCCACCCAAGCCTGTAGTATTTACAAGTGGAGCAGATACTGGAAGATCTGTTTGAGTTTCCCCAACTGGAATACCTCCGCCTCCACCGCCGCTTCCTTGAGCAACAGCCAATGTTACATATTGACTACTTCCTATTGTTGCAGTATATCCAAGTGTAGAATTTAATCCATTAACTGTAGAAGGTGTGACAATTTGTGATTGTCCTGGGTAATTTAAATACGGTGCTCTTAAACTAATTTGAGTTAATCCAACAGAAATTATTGGTATTTGTGAACTGCCCTTTGGAAGAGTTATTAGTTTGAATCTCATCATTTTACTTCCATCGGGAATTGCTTCAAGCATAGGTAAATTTCTAATTGCTACATCATAGTAGTCTGAACCTGAAGGGTGTGAAGAATCATATAAATTATAATCAACTTCATCATCTGCTAAAGCAAATTTACTTATACTGAAATTGCCTTGAGAAAATAATTCTCTTCCTCTTTTAGTTAGAATTGCATCAACAGTTACTGTATCGTTATTCAAATATGACATTTATGTCTCCTTAAATCTTTTATATATAAATATTATTCGATTTGTAATTTTGTTATTCCGTCATCTCTTGCTATCAATTTATTTGCATCTGTTATCCAAGTTTCAATCGGTTCTTTGCCATCAATTGTAGTTGCTTTTGTGTTTTCACAGCCCACATATTTAATTCGTTTTTCCCAAGTTGCATATCCCAAAAATCTAACATAATGTCTGTCTTGATAGCCCGTTGTAAATGAAAATGATTGAGTTGCAGGTGTTCTAAAATAATCTGATTCATAACGTATAACATTTGTTTCAAAATCTACAACTGGATTTATTTGGGCATATAAACTGCTTGACAATCCGTAGTATATATCTGAAGCAGTTATATAACTATAAATATTAGTTTCAGAAAAATTATCACCACTCATTGTCACATATTGATTTGGATTTAATGAGCTTGTCAGTGTTTCATAGCTTGACGTAAAACCTGCAACAACTATATTGACACCATTTTCATAATAATGTTGCGTTAGTGACGGTTTTGTATATTTTGCTTTTGGCCTTTCTAAAATTGTAGGCTCAATCAACACACCCAAAATTGCTCTTGTTCTTGCTGGAATAAGTTTCTTTATATTTTCAAATAATGATGTGTCATAATTTTTAATATATTCAAGATATTGAGCTACTGTAACTCTTCTTTCTCCACTTATGTTCCAGTATAGCTTATGTAAAACTTCTAAATCAGAATATGACTCACTATACAAATCTCCATATTTACCTATTAAATCACCTGCACTCTCCAAAGCCAATGATTTAATTATATTTTCATTGACAGGGTCGACTGGGGTGAAGTAAATTCCAATTTTATGAGAATCTATTTGTGCTTCATCATATTGGCTTATTTCTCTTCTATCAAAAATTGAAAGTTGTCCATTCAAAGAAGCACTTTCAATTCTAACTTTATTTGATGATTGTCGTCTTGCACCAATATTCAATGAATGAGCTTCTGCTTCATATTCTGCTAGTCTGTAGTTATATGGAAAAGTATTTTCTTCAGGCCAACCATAAAATGACGGAGTTTGATTGTAGCCCAAAGATGGTGCAGAATTTTTGAATGCTGTCGTCACCATTGATGCACTGTTAAATGTTATTGGATCATTAAAAGACCATCTCAATAGTAAATCATAAAATGATGAAGTTAATGTGTTGCCAATGTATGATTCTGGAAATTTTACATGAGTGTCAATTACTCTTTCTATCAATGGCGTTTCCCACAATCTAAATTCATCAAGATTTCCACTAAAAGGTGTTGCATAAATTGATGTGCTTGCAATAAACATAGAACCTGTATTGTCCCAAGATGATGTAAAATCTGATGATGATACAAGTAAGCTTGATGAAACTGCATAGAAAATTTCGCCGTAAGTATATTTTTTTGCATCTAATTCAAAAGTAAAACCACTAGAACCACTTTCTTTTTGTAAATTTATAAAAGTAAATTTATTGTCATATATAGGCATTTCACTAGTAGTCATTTCAGCAAATGTTGCAGAACCAGTATAAACTGTAAATTTTATTTTTCCTAAATTGTCTGTTGTTGGCATTACTTGCAAAGACCAAGAGGCAGGGACTTCAACCAATGACATTGAATTTGCTCTTGTATATGCGCTCCCTGTAGCTGAAAATCTAAGTTGTAGAACACTTGGAAATGTATTGAATGAAGATGTTGCCCATGCTATTTGGATTCCATTTGTAGAAACAAACGGCAGAACATGAGTATAATTATCAAACTTATAATTATTATAAACACTTTCACTTACATCTGGCCCACCGAATTCTCTTACATATAATAATGTAGAAGGTATTCCATAACAAGTAATAAGAGACTGAAGACTTCTTAATGTGCCTTTTGTTTTATACAAATGAGGCAAGTTTAAGAGTATTCGTTTCCAAGTTTCTATTGTTATATCTCTTAGTATTGTATATTTGTCTTTATTTAAGTACTCTGCCATTCTATTGTTGATGCTGTTAAATTAGTGAAAGTAAAATCAGAACTTGTTACTATTATATAATCATCAAGTGATTTCAATGTTTGTCCGCTTCTCAAATCAAATCCATAATGATTAATTGCATGTATAATTAATTCTTTTGCAATGCCTTCATCTACAGCATTGTCTTTGTAATGCCATAAAGGCATTTTGTTTATATAACCATTTACTAAATCATAATAATGACCAATCATATTTATGAACTTTACAAAATTCTTGTTTTGATCATCAAGCTGCATGTCAAGAGGAACAAAATTGCTGAAAATATCTTTATTCAAATTGTCATATTGACTTGCACTACTTACCATTCCTAAATACCAAGTTTGAGCTTGACTTGAAGTATATGAATATAAATAATATGGAGGAGCGCTTGTATATTTGGGCCAAGTAGATTCATAAAACTCTCCTACCGAACTACTTTCATAAGACATACTTTCATAATATAAATATCGTTCGTAATTGTCAAATTCATTGATTGTATTTTGTTTTAATGTTCTAAAATATTCTAAACTTGATGAAACAACAGGATTTGATCCACTAATGCTTGCAGAAGTATATAATGAAGCAGAACCATACAAACTTATTTTTGATTCATAAGATTCTATATTAATAACTTTTTGTCTAAATCTTGCAAGCCTTTCAGAAATTGAACTAAATTTTACAAAATTTTCAAATTTTCTATAATCATTATTGATATCAATGCCTTCAATTATGCTTGAACTTAAATAATATCTTATAATCTCATTTTTCTTTTCTACATTTGTTGTTGCTAATGTTTCAAAGTTTTCTAATGGAGTTGTTCTAAAATGAATACCTGCACTTTCTCTGTCAACATTTGGTGACTTCAAAAATACAAGATTACTATTGTCAACAAGTGGTTTTGTATAAAGTACTAATCTATCTTCATAGACAGGTATCATTTCTTCAACAATCCAACATTCATCAAAATTTTGAATTTCATTTGTCAATGGAGTATGCAATTTTAATAATAAATCAAAGTCGATTGGATCTTTAGCATTAATAATTAAAAACTCTCTATCATTGCCAAGATTCAAATATGTTTTTAATTGTTTTATGTTTGCATTTGAAATAGAATTAGCTCTTTGAACAAAAGAAATATAATCATTAACAATACTACCACTAACAATTGGTGCAAGCGGTTCATTTTGACCACCACCATCATCACCTCCACCAACAGGATTAAAAACTGGATTTTCTTGTTGCTCTTCTTCTATTGGAATTGGCAACCCTTGTGTGTCAACACCCTCTGGTGGTATTATTTCTAATTCAGTTCTTGAAGGAGAAATTCTTTTTATTTTTAGTTTTTCACCAAAACTTGACCCTACTAAGTTTTTATAAAATTTATATTTTATTTTATAGACACCTGCAGAATATCCTAATTTTCTCAAATGCATTCCCGGGTTAATCAACAATCTATTATCTGTGATGAAAATACTTATGTTCCATTCATCTAACAACCTTATTGTTGTTGATTCTAAAAGCTCATCAGTTTCTACATCATACACATAAAATTCAAACACAAAACGATATCTCTTGTTTTGTTGTTGAATTTGTGTTGCAAAACTTCCACTTGCAACTTCTAACAAGACACCTTTGTCAACTAAATCATATATGTTATTTGTTTCTGCCATTTATATTCCAAAAACTGATTTTATGGTAAATAATTTTGTTTTTTCATTTGGTGGATTTTCATTATCTTTTACTTCTACTTCAACTGTCCTTGTCAATTTTTCAGTTGCTATTCCAGAAATTAAACCATTTGAATTCATTGACAGCCCTGTTGGCCAAAAGCCCGCTATTCTTGTCCAAGTATATGGAAGTGTTCCGCCCTCTGCAACAAGTTGTTTTTCATAATACTCACCAATATTGGCGTCAGGTAGACGCCCAGGTGTTGTTATTGTTATGACTGAACCTGTTGGCGGTGGTTGATGTTCTTTGATAACTAACCCTATTGTTTTTTGATTACTTTTTTGCAACAAATCTACAACCTTAAATGTTATACTATCATTGAATAATTCTGTCGGTGTTCCGCTTACAATTCCATCTGTACTCAAATTTAAACCTGTTGGTAAATTGCCTGCAACTATTTGCCACGAATATGGTGGCAAGCCGCCTTGTGCATTGAGTGCAGAATTATATGATTCATTGATATATCCAGTCAATAATTGCCCTGTTGTTATTGTTGGATTTAGACTTGCAGTTCCCCCTCCAATTATTTCTAATAAAGAGTTTATTGTTTCTTCAAGACTGTTGATTGTCTCAATCAATGAACCTGTTGTACTATTTAATTGTTCTACTTGAATTTGCAATGCATAATTTGATGACAATAAATAATCATATTCAGACTGGCTTATCAACAACAACCCTGGCGGCACAGTTGCTGGCTCAATACTTTTTTCATCTGAAGGAACACCCAATTCTTCAAAATCAAAATTAAATATTTGACCCAAATATGAAGATGTGTAGTAATAATATGTTGAAGGTTGCTCAACATATTGCTCTACTTCATTCAATTGGTTTTCAGAGCTTGTAATAGAAATTATATTTCCATTTTCATCTCTTTGAGGTTCAATTGATCCAGTTATTGTATAGATTGTTTGATTATTAATTATCATTATCTTGATACTCTAAAACTTGTTGGCATTTCAAATACTTGTTCAAATGACCCACTGACAACTTTTATTTTAATTCTATAATAGCGTTCTGGATGAAAGCCGTTCATCCACAAATCAAAATAATTTCCATTACTATCACAACTTAATTTTGTTGATGATGTATCAAATGGAATAAATGTTTCTTCAGTTTGTGAATCAACAATCGAATAATATGATGATGAAGGCAAATACCAATCTACATTATATGGATTTGCCAGCACATAACTCTTTGTTGGATATTTAGGTCTTGACCCTATTCTAAATCTTGATTTGTCTCTGTTATTATATGTTGCTTGCAACTGTTTTACATACACAAACAAATCACTAACTGTTGATTGAGTTAAGGATCCTGTTGCAAATGTTGAATCATCCCAAGCAACTTCTAATTTTGGATTGTAAATTGTGTGAGTGTCAGTTGAATAAAACTGAAGCAAACCGTAATCTGTTGAATCTTCTTCTTGAGAACCTGTTCTCTTAATTAAGAATCCATTGTTTGCATATGAACCACTTAACCATTCTTTGACAATAGATGTGACGTCAGCTCTCAAATCAGAAAGTTCATAAGTATAATGACCTGAGTTTTGAAATTGATTTTCATCATCCCACAATTGAGCTATAACTTCATTATTTATAAAAGCACTACCAGTAGAAGCCCACTGTAAATTTGCATCATAATCTCTGTAAATCCAACTTACACCGCCCTCTCTTATTATACTGTCAAATCGTTTTCCTATACCCTGTCTCCAACTTTGGCTTATTGGATAAATATATAAACTTGTTGTTTCAGGTTGATGTGAAGCTTGACAAACATATAGATTTAAGTAAAATCTAGCATCAGTTCCGATTGTTCCATTCACAATTGATTGAGAAACTTTTGTTAAATCAAAACTAACTAATGCTCTTGACAACAAAGTTCCTGAAACAATACCACTATAGCTTGCTGAATATGGAATTTTATAAATTTCTAAAATTTCATCTTTGCCTGTATTTTGTGATTGATAATTTGAATATAAAGTTGCATCTTTGTTTGAAAATATGAAATAATGCATTAAGTTTTCTCCTCTGGCATAGGTGGCATTTTAATATCGTCTCCATTTTCTTTGCCATTGTGATCATTTGTTTTCTTTTCGTTTTGAATTTGTTTTATTATATAGCCTGCAACTGCAAACTCAGTTGTTGCCCATAAAACTATTTCACCAACAGTCATTGTTGGATAACTCTTAATTAAGAAAAATATCATTCCCCATTGAGCAATAATAAATGCTATTCCTGATTCAACTCTCTTTTTTGAAAAAAAAGAAGGTTGAGCAGAATACATCTTCATAATTTCTGAAAAAAACCATTTTATGCTCTGTATAAATTTCACAATTTAATCTCCCAATATCCTAAAGTTTTTGAAGGACTTATTAGCTTCTGATAAATTTTTGAATGGTATAGTTTTTCCATCAATAATGGCAAAATCTTCTGTTCTAGTTGATTCAAATCCTGTTATCTTACCTGTTTTCATTTTATTAGTTGTCCCTGGCACAATGTATTTGACAGTTTGACCTTTTTTAAACTCTTCATTTGTCATAGCATATTGCTTAATTATATTTTGTAAAGTGTCTGATTTACTGTTTAATACATCAAACCATTGTGCTTTGAATGGGCCACCCGCCCTTGTTCTGTCGTGACCATGTTTTTTAGTTAAACTTTTTATTCGAGCAATATCTGGTTTTCTTACAGAACCAACATCTTCACTTTCAAGTTCTTTATAAAATTCTCCCTTACCAAGTCCAGATTTTATGTGTTCATTTGAAATACTTAATCTTAAATCACCGTTTGCTTTCATAAACAACAATGCATGATTTGTGTCTTGATCATATTCCCATTGCCAATATGATTCATTTGAAGCTATAAGCTCTTCATTACCTTTTGCATATTTTTGAGCAATATCAATTGATTCAATCAGATCTTGCAATTTTATTTTTGATTCACTTAGCCTTTTAATTTCTTTGTCAGAATATCCTATTGATTTCAAAAATTCTTTTGCATCTTCTTTATCAGTAAATGGTTGCCCTCTGCCCATTGACATTACTTTTGCTATTGGATCAGGCATTTTAAGTGTTTTTAATGCAATTTTTTCTCTATGTTGATCAATTGAATTCTTTGCTTTCATTATTTTTTTCCTTATAAAAGTTGCCAAGCTTTTGTTTTTACTGTTTTACCATTGTCTAATTTTATTTCAACAGAAGTTTCATTTGGATTTGATTGTTTCTCTCCAAATTTAATTATTTTTCCCGTTAAATATCTGTTTAAGCCTCTTTGAAGCCATCTAACCTTGTCTCCAACATTTAATTTCTTTTTATCTTTATTTGGTGAGCCCCAATTTGTAATTGTTATTGAATCTTCTTTGACTATAGATTCTGACCAAACATTTTTTGAACCTGTTTTTCCAATGTGTTTCAAGTCAGATTTCATTATGGGCATTAAATCTGATTTGCTTACTCCAAAATCAACATAAACAACTCGAGAAGATATATTAATTATTTCACCATAATTTGGAGCCGTGCTTCCATCAGTTAGTTTGTGACCAGCATAGGGACTCTTTACTTTGTCGCCTTTTCGTATTTGTTGTTCTGATATCAAATTTTCATTCAATTCTTTCAAGCCTATTTTTTTAATTAGTTCCTGTCCCTTTTTATTCAATTCTGTTTCATCAAACATCAATTCATCTTTATTACCATCAAACGAATAATCAACATTGTTGTTGTCTAAATATTGTAAAAACATTTGTAACTTTTGTCTATTTACTTGTTTTGTAGAATATTCAGATTCTCTTATTAAATCTTTCATTTTCATAATTATTTATCCTTTATTTCAATATAGTAAATTGAACCGATTCCTGTTGCCCGCTTTATATCTGTAACTTTAAAATCTTTATTTTTCCAAGTGCCATTTAAGTATGTTTCAAGTTTTTCTTTATAAAAAGCATGAGGCAAATGAACTTTTGCAATTTTTGGATTAAAGTTCAAAACTTTTATTTTATCAGGGCTTGTTTCAGTTGCATATTGTAAAGCTTTTTTAAAGTCACTTATGCTAACTTTTTCTTCTTTTATTAAATCTGTTAATTTCATAGCACTTTCCTTTTGATAGAGTTTTGGTATTCGTATTTTTAAAATTGACTTGCCATTTACAGTTGGGGAGCCAAACTCATCTTCACCAATGTCTTTAACTACTATTTTTTTGTTTTTCCATTTACCTGCTAAAACAGTATCACCAACTTTTAAATCTATTTTAATCATTTCACTCTTATACTTTTATGAAAATCATCATCTTCTTCTTGATCCCAATGATCTTTTCCAAACCAACGTCTTGCTTTATCGACGGGTGCATCGCCCACATATTTTCTAACAATCTTTTCAATGTCGCCTTCTTTATGACAATTTTTCTTTCACATCAACTCTATTCATTGCACATTTTTTACAAAATACATTATTTTTTTCTGCTTTTAACATATTGTGCTTAAAAGAATAATATAATTCTTTTGTGCATTTAGGGCAATATCTTTTAAATTTATTTTGCACGACCAAATATATCCTTATTGGGGTATTTTACCTCGAAGCAGCTTGGATCAAGACTTGTGTAGACCACTCCGTCGATTGTCGCAGAGGCTACATCATAAACATTAACTGAATAATCAACACCAGTATTATCAAACTTATTTATTATTGAAACATCAGAAACTGTTCTAACTCCCTCAACTCTATCAAGCAATGTGTAGATTTCTGACAACACAATTGGTTGTCCAATATACCATTTTGAAATATCAAAATAAGTTTTTAATTCATCAATACATCTGATAATAACTTCTCTTTTATTTACTACATTCGGATATGTTATGATTTCAAAATTTACTTGTATATTAATTATATACGCATCTTTTATATTGATTGCGTCTGTCACCATTCTGTATTGCTCTAAATAATTTTTCAAATTACTTTTTATTGCACTGTTTAAAGAAACAAGATTTTTATTGCTATCATATCCTAAGCAATATGCATTCAACGCCAATGGATTCGGTATTCTTTCAAATGGATTGACGCCATCACCGTACGCTATTTGTTCGTCTTGAACAATTTTTACTTTAGCAATTCTTCCGTATTTTGGATGCATAGATAAAATTCGTGTTTCATAATCTTCTGCAGTTACGCATCTGTCTTGAGCTGCAAAATAAGCCATTGCATTTTGTCTAATTTCATCATTTGTTTCTGCAGAACGAGATCCAACTGCCGGTGTTGTGTTTGTTGCTGCTAACGATGACTTTACTCTACTTACTAAACCTGCAGTCAAACCAGTAGTATCAATTTCAATTTCTGCATTTGAAACAACATTTACATCACCAACTGCCCTATTTGCCAATTCATCTGTTCCTCTCACATATCTTATTGTCAATGTTGTGTTTGCAGGAACTTGCCCATATGTTCTTGTATTCATAAAATTTCTTGGATCAACAGGGCTATTAAAATATGTATACCCTATGTTGTCGGGATTTGGAACCAGAATTTCATCTGTATAAGCAGAAGTTCCAGCACCAAATTGAATTTCTGTTCTGTTATCTGATCTCACTCTTCTTGTAAATCTTTTAGCAACTTTTTTAAATCTTAGTAAGAATGGCACTGTATATTTGAAAGTTGAATAATCAGAACTTAATTCTGTTGAAACACTATCTAAAACAGTGTCTTGAGCTAGATATGGAACTTCGTGCCATTGATTTCCATCTGAATCATAAATGCTAATTATGTCAATAATATCTTCATCTGGCAATACAATTTTAAAATATTTTTGAGGCTCACCAACTGTATATTGTTTTTCAACTATAATTCCTGATGAAGCTGTAATTTGTTTTTTCAATAAGAAATAAGTAACTTCATCGCCCGTAGCATTTGTTTCAAATACAGTGACTTCTGTATCTTGTGAACCTGACTCTGCAAAATCAATGACATCATTGACTCTGAAAGAAATATCAGGATTGGTTTCAGATGAAACTGTTAAATTTTTTATTTTTAATGCATATCTCCAATCTGGAACGAAAGGATAACTTGTTGCTGGTATGATTTGATAAACATCTAAATTTGTATAAGATACTCCCGCCAATTTTGGTATATAACTAAATGATTGTGCTATATTGACAATATTACTTCTATTAATTGCATGTTGAATCATGCTTTCTCTTAACTGAGTATCGATATAAAGTGACAACATATCAGCAACATAAGAAGTCATTTCGATAAACATCATTCCCACTGAAGAGTCAGAAAAATCTGAATATTCATTTGGAAAATAAATCTTACTAAAATCTATAAGAGCATTTCTAACATCTGAAAATCTCTTATCAAGATACTTTACGTCTTTTATTAAATTTTTTGTTGGCATATTATAATCTCTTTAATTCAGCATCTAACCAATGATTAATAAACATATTATAGCCATCTCTTGGATCTTTTTTGTTCATTATTTTTTTAAATTGTGAGTTTCTTTGATATAATTCTTTTGTTTTTTGAGCAAATTGTTTTATCAATTTATTTTTGATATTTTCTAATTTATCTCTTTTTTTAATATCTCCAGAATTATGAAATTTTTGTATTCTGTCATCAATTTGAAGAGAAATCATTAATTCTGGTATTATTGCTTCTGGAAAATCTTCTTTTATTAAATCTTTTAATTTCATCTTTCAAACTCCATATTAATAGTGTCTTGCAATACTGGATTGTTTTTTAATGCAAACTCCAATTTAATTTTTAGAATATTTTGATCTACATTGTTTGCAAAATCAACATTGATTTCAAGATTATTTATAACAACTTCTGGAATGTATTGTGCAACCTTTCTTTCAATCTCATTTGACAACAACTGTATTTGATCTTGAGTAATTGGTTCAAATACATATCTATATAATCCCAAACCGAATTCTGGATTAAATGGACGCTCACTTGGCATTGTTTTAAATAAAACATAGATTTTACTTTTAACAGCCGACAATGTATCAAATGTTTGTTTGAAAAATCCTGAGTTTCCTTTTATAATTGGATAGTCTATGTTTATTGCTTTTGCCATGTTATTTCAATCTTGTCACCCAAATTGGTGATTCTGCATATTTACCAACTCTGTCAGAAAATGAACTGTCATATTTTCTAACATCTTTTGTTTTTTGCAACGGATGCAACTCCAGTTGAAATGTACCCTTTTTGTTTGTGACAGTTTGTTTTTTCTTATTGAAAAAAGCATCCCAACTTATATTAAAATATTTTTTTAATCCATCTGGATCAATAGCTGTAAAATGATTGATGGGTAAATCGTATGGATTTTGAACTGGCCACTCTTTAAATTTGCCTTCTTTGATTAAATCATTTAATTTTATTTTTGTCATTAGTTCGTCCCTCTGAATTTTTTAGCTTTCTCATCCATTTTGCTCAACATTTGTTTATAATTTCTATTCAATGCTCTTTCTAAATTTACTGTTGCCATTGGATTTGTCATGACAGGTATATTGGATTCGTTTTGAAACAATGTTCTATCATCAACATATTTTAGACCATCATCACCTACATATTCTTTTAGATGAGGAGTTTGTTTTGCTGATGTAAATTGAGCGTTACTTGGAATTACATTTTCATTAATCATTGCATTTGGATTTATATCTATCTTCACATTCTTACCCATACCAGCAGCAACATTTTGTGCATACATTAGATTTTCATTACTTATTCCCATTGAATCAACTAAAGCATTTCCAGTAAAACCAACACTGTCATTTACAAAAGGTGTTTCATTCAAAATTTGATTTAACACAGGGTCGTGAGAATAACTCACATTTCGTCTCTCAACTATGCGTTGTCTTTTTTCTATTTTAGGATATTCAACTTGCTGATTGTTATTTAGCAGTTGAGAAATGTTTGATGTTCTTTTTGGTTTTCCTTTTGAAACATCAATTTTGTTTTCAAGTAATATGCCAATTAATTGAGATTTAACTTCTTCTTTTATAATTTTTTTGATTTCTTGATTACTTTTAAGAATCTCAGTAACTCTTTGTTTTACAATTTTATCAATTAATTTGGCTAATTTTACATCATCCATTATAAACTCCTCTTTTTTGCATATATTATAAATATAAAATTTTAATTATTTTGATTTGACGAGTTTTAACTTTGTCTTCCAGTTTTCATATTTTTGAATAGCTTCTTCAAGACCATATTTGTCTACCCAACAATCAAACAGTGATTTCCCAAACATTGGGTTATTTTCACCTGATATTGCAATTGAATGTTGTTTTTTCCATTCATTAGAATGTTTAAAGTTATAAAATCCATTGTTTTTCCCTTGTTGTGCTTTTTTCATTTTTTCTTTAATCTCAGGTTTTGCAAGAGCTTTTTTTGTAGTTTCTGATATTTTTTGTCTATGTTCTTGAGACAAAAATATTTTTTTTAATCTTTCTTTTACAACAGGGTTGTTCATACCTTGTTTAGTTTTTATAGAAATCATTTTTCTATATTCATCACTTTTATTTCTTTCAATTGCCTTTTTTCTAATCTTTTCTTTGGTTTCTTCTGATCTCAAACAATTAAATGGCCCTTCACCCCCATCAGTTAAATTACACAAATTTTCTTTTCCATAATATTTGATCAATTCTATTTCTTTATTATATGCCTCTTGCTCTTCAATTGTCTTAAACACTATTCTATATTTTGGATTTAGATTTTCTTTAACAAGTTGTTGCAGTTTATTTTCTAAATGTTTATTTTCCAAAAAATAACCTTTTTTGACTCTCAAAAAATGACTATACATTCTTTTATCTTGTCCCTTGCCAACATAAAAAACTTGATCAGTTCTTGGATCAATCAATTCATAAGTATAATAGTATTTCATTTTACCTTCTCCATATTAAATAAATATAGAGACAATCAAAAGTATCAATGAACACCCACCCAGGGAAACGGAGTTGGAACAGGTGGCCCAGTTGGTGGTTGAACTAAAGCAGTGTTGACTCCCTGAATTGTTTGTGCATGCGTCTTAAAACACAATATTAAACTTTTTGCCAAAACTGATGAGTCTTGCGTGTTTCGAATTGGAAAACGAATTGGTATTCCTGGGAGCGTAACAATGTTTGTAACTACAGAAATTGCACCGGGTGGCGGAATTTCTATTTTCATCTTTACTGTCGTCCAATATAAAACAACACCAGTTGCTATTTTAAAAGCTACATCTTTTAACGGCTTTCCTCTTCTCGCATCAAGCAGTGCAATGTATATATATTTTTCAAACACAGACTTATTAGCAGACAATATTCCATTTCCATATTGTTCTTTTCCCAATTTAATGTATGAGTCGTATTTGTCTGCCAACCACTCAGAAAGATCTTTCTCACTTTTTGCTTGATGACCCTTTAAATATGCTGTAAGTTCTTGTTGAAAATTGTTCCAAATTATTGGCATAAGTTATTTTTCTATAATATAATATCATTTGATTTTGACAATATAGTAGTCAATGATATTGTGACAAGTTACAATGTTTTATTTTGTTTAGATAAAATTTGTCTTAATTTAGCTCTGATTTTAGCATATTTTGGTGCGTTCTTCGGAGGTGAACTTTCACCAGCTCCTGTCAAATGTGTTTCAGCAATCAATTCAGCAAGTAAATCATCTAAAATTTCAACTAATGTATCTCCCAAAACCATTCTTTCTGTAGCATTCTTGCCCAGAATGATTTCTTTACTATCTACATAGGTTCCATTTTTGGCTGTTATATTTAGTTTGTCTAATGTGCTTAAACCTATGTTTTCTGATGAATCTATGGCAATATACCCATTAGTATTCAATGCTATTCCCTTGTTGGCAAATGCTAAAATCTCTTGTTGCTTTGCATTCCAAATTATTCTATCTGAATTGATGACAATTTGATTTCCTTCAAATGTGTTTGGTGCGTTTCTAGCAGATTTCAAATAATAACTTTTGCTTTTTGTAACAGGATTCAAATCAACAACTTCATCAGCAGTAATCCAAATTGAGTTTTGATCATCATTTATATTTTCAATATACGGTTCTAATGGAACTGTTTTATCAACATCAACTGATTGTCCAATTGTCATTTTAATGACTGGTGAATTTGTTTGAGGGTTGTTTCCAAGTCTTATATTGTTTCCGAATCTACCTCTTATAATTACATCGCCCTCAAAAGGCAATAGTGGCTTTATTTTTTGACTATTGTCTTTGAATGTATCACCTAAAACATCTTGTTTTTCTTGTTGTTTTTGTGGCAAATTGGATGAAGAAACTTTTTGATATTGTTCAGTGTTGTCTTTGTTGTCTTTTTGTGTTGATTCACTTGCACCTGGGACTGCATTGTGATTGACATTGTTTGAATAATTTAATGTATTAATATAAAAGTATCTTCCCAAAAACTGAATTAAATTAACAATCTCCTTTTTTACTGGATATTGAATCATAGCTGGATTGGCAGGCCATGCCCAGATTAGTATGTCATCTGACGCATCTTTTTGTCTATCAAGCAATCTAACTTTTGCTTTTCCCAAATCATCATTGCTTGAAAAGTTTGGGTGATCTTTTGAATAAATTACGTCAACAACTTCAGCAGCATCAAATTGATAATACTCATCTCCACTTGACAAACCGCCCCAAGTTGATGTTATTGAAACATCATTTGATAAATTAAATCCTGTGCCGTATTGCAGAGTAGCTCCTTCAAGCTTCGTTTTACGCCTCATCTATTGCTTGTATCACTTTCTTTTCTTCATTCTTAATTGTTGACTTGGCTTGCTCAACCATTGTTGACAGCTTTTCAATTTTTTCATCAACATCAATTTCGTTCTCATTTTTAGCTCTGTTTAAGAGTTCTCTTTTTTCTTCTAAAGAAAACAATTGAGTTGGGTCACCAGTAACTTCTTTTTTGTCTAAGAGTTTTTGAATGATAGCAGCTAATTTAACTAATTGCTCATCATTCTTCACAGATATTTCAAGAACTTCTTTTATAATTGGCAATAGTAATGAAGCACTTGAAACATCTTTTAAAACATCTTTCACATTATCAAGAATGCCATCTATTTTAACTTGTTTATGTTTTGAATTGTTATAAATGTCTGAAAACACATCAGACAAACTCTTGTCTTCGAAAATTTTTGTATCTTTATCAATCATTGTTGGTTTCTATTAGTGGATGAATAACATTATATATAAATATCATTTAAAACAAAAAAAGCCGGCTTTTGACCGGCTTTCATAACAAGAAACATTAATTTTCAATTTTATGTTCAATATGACCAAACTCTAAATAATCATCTTTAACTTTTTTATATATTCCTCTAATCTTATCAAGAACTATTGTAATTTGAGTTGCTTTAAGGTTTGTCATATCTCTCAGCATTATATAAATATTTTTCTTACTATAATTTTCAATTGAATCATAGTTTTGAAGCAACTGTATTATAGCATTTGCAATCTTTTTTTCATTTGGTTTCTTAAACATAATATCTAAGTTTTCTTCTAGATATATTATAAAATCTTCAATGAAGCTTTGATAATTATCTCTCAATACTTCATGATCAATATGATAGTCTTCAATATCGTCAAAAACATTCTGATCATTGCTGTCTTCTTCTTCTGCATTGATACTAAAATCAGTTTTCAGTTTTTTATAACTACTATCATTATTTATGATTAAATAATTTTTTGCTGCTTGGCCAAAGTATGAATATGCTTTTCCCTTTGTTTGATCATACTTGTCCAAATTAAGAATTAAATGAGAAACTACATCAGCCTTTTTATTGCTAAACTTGTCAGTAATATATGGAAACTTAAAAGTGTTAATAATATTTTCTGCTAATTTTTCTATTGCATACTTTATATTATCATTATAGATTTGATTTCTTATTGTTTGATCAGTTTCTTGATTATATAATACAATAGCTTTTTCTACAGTTTCATCAAAATAAAATTTACTTCTCTTCTTCCTTTTCTTCTTCACTTGACCCCTCTTCCATTATTTGAGCAATCTGATTGTTGAGTTCTGTAATCTGAAATTTGAGCGTTTTAAAAAACCAACCAACATCATCATCTGCTTCGAATATTTGAAGCCTGTCAATGTTATGAAGTTTATCTAATGCAACAGTCATCCATTTTACTATTGCATTTAATTGTGAAATATGAGTTTCTTCTGCTTTTTCTAAAAGATTCTCATATGTATTTAATTTTTGAGATTGATTATATATAACATAAAGTAAAACAATAATAACAACCCCCAAGAAAATTTCAAGCATAAACTACTCCTTTTTGAAAAAATCATCAGCAATTTTCTTCACAGACTCTGAAGCTGGCTTACTTTTCTTTGTTGATTTTTTCGTTATTTCTGACTCTTTGAATTGATCTCTTTCAATTGACATTGCCATCATATCAGCATGATGTAGAACGATTGGTAAATTATCATCAAGCTGTTTGTATTCACTGTAGCCTTGTAAATAATTTTTATTTCCCTCATCATACATTCCATCATGTAATAATATTGCAATAGTTTCAGTTTGTGAAACAGAAATTCCATAATGATTTAATAACCAAAGACTCCTGTCAGGCACAGACATGAATCTAATTTTTGGATTAATCATGTAGATTTCCCCTCGATCTTTTCTCCATTTTTCATTATGTTCAATGTAGTATTTCTCTTCTAGATCACCAATTTTTCCCAAGTCATGATGCAAAGCTGAAAAAACTAATTCTTCATCAGAATAGCTTCTTGTTGCTCCATTCTCAGTCCATAATTTGTCAAGCAGAATTGAAAAATTAACTACATTCAACACATGAACTAAATATCCCCCAGGAAATGCTCCATGGAAATATTCTTTATAGCTTGCAGGACAATAGAGAATTCTGTCTTGCAAATCATTGTATAACTTTAATAGTCTTTCTTTTCTTTCACCACTAAAGCTTTTTTCAATAATAGCAATTAGTTTTTCCCAATATTCTACTAACTGCTCTGGCGTTAAGTTCATATAACCCTCACTTTTTTATTTTTAATATACAATCATTTTTTTTTATTTCTTCAATAGTATACTCATCATATTTTATGAATTATTTTCTACTATGTATTCTATGCCATTGTTGTTCATCATTAAATCTAATGTAATTGACAATTGCATTTAATACAACACAAGCTTTTAATTCACTATTTGGATTGTCAGCCATGTCACACGCACAAATATCAACATGACCATCTTTGCATTTATGTCTTATAAATGTAACCCAATTTTCAGTTTTAATTTCCATTATGAATTAATTGCTTTTACATATCTTTTTGTTTCAGCTGGCCATTGGCTTTCTGGTTTTCCACTATTATATCTTCCAGCCACTGTTCTCCAATCATTGTATTGATTAAATAACCAAGCAATATATTTAATTCCTAGTTTGGCATTCAATCTTATATCTGACAGTAGTAATTCGCGTGTAAGAGGAAAATAATCGTCATGCATATCTTTTCCTGTAGACAATAAAACTTGAAATGGCCCAAGTGCATTTGCATGCGATTTTTGTTTTGGATTATAATTTAAATGATTTGGGCCTTTATATCCAGTTTCTTCTCTTAATGTTCTAAATGCATACCACTCAGGAACATTATACACTTTGCAATAATATTTTGTGTAATGATACAGTTGAACACTCGGTGGACTGTCTTTCACCAAATTAAATAATAATTCTGCTTTATCAATGCTATCTACACTTGTCACTCTTGACATGGGATTTATTTTGTTTCCAACTGTAAAACATAATAGCATTGACATAATTAACGTAAAGTATAAAAATCTCATATTTTTTGTCTCCTTCAGATTATTGCTTTTTCTTTTTATCAAAAATAGCATCATAATTTTTCTGTTCAGTTTTCATGATTTGAAAATGAAAAACTTTACTTAAACTATCCTTAACACAATAATCAATTTCATTTGTTTTTCGATTCCATAACATAAAGTCGCCCGTCTCAATCATTTGGCCAACTTCATAGTCATCAAGCGAAAGTGTTTTCATTTTAATTTGTTCATTTCCCTCAATCAGTGAAGCAGCATAGGGGAATAACAAAAATGCAATAACAATTAATAGAAAAATTATTATTGTGTTTTTTCCTTTTTGCATATATAACCTTTTGATTGTTGATGTTTTTATTTCTGCATCAGACATGCTATAACCTTTTAAAAGTATGACAATAATTTATATGCTAATATACTAAAATTCTAATTCAAAATGAAATTCGACCCTTGTTCCAATTATTTGGAATTTGATCAGTTTTTAAAATCTTTTTATTTTCTTTTCCGTTTGTAATCCAGATAGTCCCAAATTGAGAATTTAATTTGCCTTTATGCATTCCTTTGTGAGCTTTTTTCATTTTTTCAATTGTTTCAGGAGTATGTTTTCTTCCTGTAAAAGTATCATGTTTAGTCCAACCATGCCAAGTTCCATTTTTAGATTTTTCTAATATAGTTTGTCTTTGTTTGTCTGTAGAAATTTTTTTCTTTTTTTTATTTTTCCAAGCTTTACTTCTACCAAGACTGCATAGTTTTTGATGTTTAATATCACAAAATCCACCTTCGCCTCCATCAGTTAAATTACACAGATTGTTTTTACCATACTGTTTAATTAATTCAATTTCTTTATCAAATGCTTCTTGTTCAATATTTGTTTCAATAACTTTTTTATAAATTGGTTTTAAATTATTGTCTACAAGTTCTTTTAATTTTTGTGAAAAATTCTCATTTCTCATTATGTTACCATTTTTAACACTTGCATAATGAGAATACATTCTCTTATTTGTTCCCTTACCAACATAAAAAACTTTATTGTCTCGAGGATCAATAAGTTCATAAGTGTAATATTTCATTTTGATCTTTTCTCCATATTAAATAAATATATAGAAAAAAATCAAAAGTTCAGTCCGTGGACTAGCTGGGATTTGAACCCAGGTCTTGATAAAATCATAATATCAGTCATTTACAAGTTTAGTTAGTTTGCATTCAATAGTTTTTACGAGCTGAAAACTAACAAGAGGCTCGGGCTCTTTTTGCATTGTCGCTGCCATGATACCTGATGGGCGCCACATAACCAAGTGGGTGGTTTGCTCACCTTGCTCCGTTCACTGGTATTGTGAGCAACCAGTGGTTCTGTGCTTTAATTAAGCAAGAACTACTTCTTCAGAAGCACCTACGAAAGCAAGTGCATCTGCGAAAGTAAATGAAGATTTCTCTTCTGCGTCTATATTATTTGGAATGTTAAAGGTGTTCCAACCTACTTGCACTCATATTACTCTGTTACCAATCGAATCCTGTCTAGCCCGTCAAATGTTTTTTGAATTTTATAGTATTCCATTCACCAACAGTCTTCAATCTTACATTTAGTTGATTTAGAATAATATAAACTGTATTTTTAGAAAGTTTTAACAACTTTCCTATTTTAACTGGTGACAAAAAACATTGTTCATATAAAAATTTTATATATTTCTTTTCATAATTAGAAAAGAAGTTGTATGTTCCTTTGTAATTTCGATTTTTATTTCCTGTTTTAGTTTTAGCAATTTTACTTAACTTATTTTTTATAATATTTAAATTAGAATTATTAGTATAAGTATCTCCACCCTCACCACCATTAGCAATGTTATAACCAACAGGATTGTAACTATTTAATTTTTTAATCCAAAATTTTTCTCTTTCACAAAGCTCATCTTTTGTTTGACATTTTTCTAAAATTTCTTTTCTAAAATTTTCAATTCCATATTTTTTAATTGCTCTTTTAATCAGTTTTCCTGAACCCAAATAATCGTCTCTATCTTTTGTATCAAATCCAATATAAATTTTATTATTAACAATATTTGTAGTTTTGTAAATTTGCATTCAAAATTTATTTTCCTTTATACTTTGAATTATAGATTTTTTTAAGTTCTTCCCATTGACTTTTATATTTAGATGGAATTTTATCTGAATAGAATAATCTTGAATGACTTTTCTTTTTAGAACCAACTGCATAATTAGCACCTGTATAGTATTCCATAAACTCTTTGCCAACTTGAGGGCCTTTTACATAAATTCCGTAAGTTATAAATGTGTCATCATCTAAATATCCACTTAAAATATCACATTTAGGATTGTGGTTCTTATGTGAATTAAATTCTAACTTTACAAAATTTTCTTTAATTAAAGATTTTAATGTTGTTCTTTTCATTACATACCTCCAATAAGATATAAATATTAAGATTTTTTCAAACTTTTAAATATACTAAATAAACCAATCAAAAGAAAATCAGTATTTTTCAGTTTTATAATCTCTTCCAATTCTTCTTCAGTGACCCAAAGTGTCTTTGATGCCGCTTCATATTCAGTTCCATCACCAGTGATTGCTACAACATCATAATCGATCACTTCTAAAATGGCTACGTTTGTGCGAGAGGCCGTTATTTTAGCTACCGGAATATGACCCTTAAAGAAAATCATATTAAAATCATGTATTGCAATTCCAGCCTCTTCTTACATCTCTTTTGTAATAGTTGAAGCTACATCTTCACCCTCATCAATCTGGCCGGATATAACTGTATAATATAGTTTCTCACCTGATTCATCTTTAATAAAATATGGAGGACAAAATTCTTTTCTTATTCCAATTTTACCATTTAATAATGGCATTATAATTACACCATCTTTTTCTAAAACAGCTTCATAGGGATGCTCCTTTGGTGAAACTACTTTAATAAACTTACCTTGCCATAAAACTTCAAATTCCATTAGATTTTTCCAATCTGTTTTAATACAACAACTTCACTTCCATCTTCAGCTTCTAATTTTCCCTTCTCAATCCAATTAACAACTATTTGATCATATATTTCTTCATCAATATCATAAAAAGAAATGGATTTCTTTTGCTCCCTTATATACACAAAGTTCTTTTCCTTCAACAAATTTACCTTCATCAAAAAGATTAGGAACTCGTGTCAAATAAATGTTCCCAGGTTTTATTGTTTTTGGATCAACGTTTTCTTTTAGTAATGATGTCATTTTCATTTTTTATCTCCTATGAATTTGCTGGTGGCATATGATTTATCATAAAATCATAAAACATGTTTTTTTGTTGCTCATATTGAACAATGCTTTGTGAAACTAATAGATTTTTAGATTGATTTTCAGCATCTTTATAAACTTCATTAAATTGCTCATTTGTTATTAATTCTTCATCAATCAATATTTTTTTTATTGTTTTAACAGTGTTCATTAAAATAGAATTAGTTTTAACCAATGTGCTGTGTTCAGATGCAAGTATGTCTATAGCATCAAAAATCTCATTGAAAGTAAAAGCAATCTTTTCTTCAAATTGCTGATTGGGTGATGTAATTATTTTCTTTAATTCTTTTTTCATGCTTATAAATATATCAATTGTTTTTTAGTTTCCATCCACATTTTTGATATTGTTCAAACTTTTTGAATTTGATCTCTATAATTTCATCATTTCTGCATATTTTAACATATTCATTTCTTCCAAATTTGATATCAGTTTTAATTGGTTGTGGTTTTTCATCTATATCAGCAATTAAAATACCATGCAAATGGTTCATTTCATGCTGAATAGCAAATGACTCAAATGCTTCTTCAGCCAATTGGCCTCCATCAAAATCTACACCAAACCATTTGGGCTCTGGCATGTTGTCAGCTTTAATAAGAACCTTTAAGTTTCTTGTGACCAATGATTTCTTTTTTTGGATTGACATGCAACCCTCATTCATCCTGATTTTTTCTTCACTTACTTCCATAACATCTGGATTAATAAAATACAATGGTTTTATAACATCAATGACAAAAACATTTTTGCTAATTCCAATTTGATTTGCAGCCAAACCAATAGCAGCTTTTTTGTATTTGTTTAAATGATTGAGGGTGGCAAATAATTTTTTGACAATCAGTTCACCCTCTTCTAAAGATTCGCATGGCTCTGTCATTTGTGACAGATATTCAGTGTTAGTAACAATTTCACTTGGCGTTTCCCAAAACTCAAGTGTCTTAGGAACTTCATATGTATATATACCCTTGTTTAAGTGTCCAACATTTCTAATTATCATTTGCAACCTCTCCAAGTATATGTTCCGTCTTCATTTTGTTTCCCTATAACTTTTTTACTATGTTCAAATACATATTTTAATTTAGGTTGGTTGTCAACAAGAGCAGTGTAATCAATTGCTCCATCCTTTGCTTTATAGATTCCATTTTCAACTGTGACTTCAGCAATTATTTGTGAACGATTTGTAGAAATTGAAGGGCCTACATTTTTTTCTGGTGCCGATACTAATATGCTATTTTCTTTTTGTATTTTCGCTTTTTCTTTTTCTAACTTTGCTTTTTCGTGTTTTTTAGCAAGCTTTTGAATGTGTTGCTCTTCTTCTAAATTCTTTTCTCTGACTGTTTTCTTAGATTTTTTTCTTTGTTTTCTCAAAGTTTCGATGTCTGTTGGCTCCAATGTTCCCTTCAGCTCGGGTTTCTCTACACCTCTTTCATAAACAGTCCCGTCTTGATGAACAAACTGTCCCATGAATCTCCAACCTTTTGGAAAGCCGTTGTCAATTTCTTGTTGAAGTTCTTCTCTTGATTTTAATAATCTTTCTTCTGGAGGGGCCAGCATTGTAGTGCATCTCCAACAAGTAGCTTCTTCAACATGTGATTCAACTTCAATCTCATTTCCACAATGCTTGTTGCAACTTACAACTTTCATTGTCCTCTCTTTCATGAGTTGAAATTCTTTGTGTGAAATTTTTTCAAATTTTCTGGCCATAAAACCTCTTATTTATTATTAAGAAATTTTTAACATGCTAATATACTAATTTTTCTAATCAAATAAAAATGCATTATTGTTGAGGTTCTCTCCAATTAGCAGATTTCCATTTTCTTTTAATCACGTTTTTAGGTTTTTCTTCAAGAGCATCCTTGTCAACTGACAATGTTTCTATTCCAACTTCTTTCTCATATTTTCTCATCTGCTGTCTGTCTTCTTCAGATAAGTCTGGCTCTTCTGGCTCAATTTTTTTTTGAAACAATTTTAATTTCTTAATCTTGTCAACAAAATGTTCAGTAAATTCTGGTGATTCGTGTTCATCTTTTTGAGTAGCTCTTTTTAAGTAAATCATGTTTGCCGCAACAATTAAAGCAACTGCCAATGGATCAAAAACAAAAACTAAAACTAAAATAAAATATTTTACAACAGTGTCCATATCCATATTGAAAGCAGAAGCAATATATGTCAATGGGCCAAGCTCCCCTTTTATGTTGGCTGATTCTAATTCAACAATTTGCAAATCATAAGACCCAATTGAGTCTTCCATTGCTGAAATTTGCTGCTCTAATGAAGAAATTCTGTTTTCACTAATTTTTATATCTTCTCTTGTTCGAGTTATTGATTGCCCTCTTGATGTCAATGAATCAGCTCTGACTTGATTAGATGTTTTTGTTTTCAATTCAATTTCTTTATCTTGTGTCAATCTATTTTTTCTATCTTCAAAAAATTGTTTTTTACTTTTAAGTATATTTGCTTGTTTTTCTATTACTGTATAATCACCTTTTGTTTTTTGATATGCTTCAGATAAATATCCAAAAATACCAGCTGATGTAATTATCATCAAAACAATAAGTGCTAAAGTTAAGTATGCTTTGTGAATCAACGCCATACTTTTCCAATATCTATACAGCAAAGATGCTACAACAATTTTTCCTGCTTCAATTGCTCCCGCCATTATTGCTACTTGCAAAAAGTGACCTGAAAATGCTGTTGCAATTCCAGTTACAGAAAATAAAGCAGCAGTCACAGCAATAACAAGAGCAGAGACAATTACTAAATACAAAAATGGCTTCAAATATTTTCTCCGTTGTTTATATTTCTTCTTTTTCTTTGTCGACCAGTTCTATAACTTGTTCGGTAACCTTTTTTGTATCTTGAATTTTGTTTAAGATTTCTTGAGGTGAAAATCTTCTTTCTTCCAAACCTCGTATTAGAATATTTAATTTTTGTTCAATACTATCTAATTTATCAGAAACTTGTGTTTTATATTTCATCATTGTTTTTCCTTTTAATTATGCCCAATTTAATTCCAATCTCAAACCACTTTTTTACATCAAAATCCATATAATAAGGTCTATATTGAAAATTGACTTTTTTCACTAATTGGTGTTTTAATGGATATAAATTAAACTTTATCATAAATATTGAATCCTTGATAATTTTTGTAATCAAAACCATCAATTCGCTCTTGACATTGCTTATAAATATTAGAATCTTTCTCAAATCCAATGAAATTGCGATTAGAAAGCTTACAAGCAATTGCTGTTGTTCCACTTCCCAAAAACGGATCCAATATTGTATCACCTTCATTTGAACTCAATCTTATTATTCTCTCCATCAACATAACTGGTTTTTGTGCTGGATGAATTTGTTTGTCAGACTTAGAATTGTATTGAGGTGCTGTATATGTCCATACATTTCCCAATCCTGTCCATCTTACTCTGTTGCCATGCTCATCTAAAAACCAGCCACGAGGTCTGCCGTCTTTCACATAGGGCGTTACAACTTCTCTCAACATTTTCAAATTATTCCAAGTATGTTGTCTCCCAGGTTTTATTGCATAGAATAAATCTTCCCTTTGAGATTTCAAATGTTTAGAAGCTCCCCTGCCCTTTTGTCTTGCCCACACAACTGAATTTCTCAAGTCAACATCAAAAAACATTCTCAACAATCTATAAAAATCTGCACTTATAAATGTCTTACCGTCTTTTGTGCAATGAGCCATAAATGTCCAAAGTGTTCCCCCAGGTTTTAATACTCGATAGCATTCTTGCAACCACTTTATATGAAAGTCAGTTTCTTGCTTGTCCCACTCTTTATAACCAATCAAATATGGTGGATCAGTTGTGATTGTATCAACACTATTATCTAATAACTGATTGTTTAGAAAATCATCATTTATTATTTTCATCATAAGCAACTTTACCTGTGTTTACATAATTTGCAACTGTTCTGTTTAAACTCAAATATGCATTCGGATCACCTGAAAAAGCATAGCTGGATTTTATTCCCACATTTGTTGCATCATCAAAATTATCAAGACCAACACCCAGATATAAAAATTGCCAATTAGCTTCTTTTTCTTGTTGCTCAATCATTTTCTTGACAGCTTCTGTTTTATATTCTTTAGAAGAATTTTCTTCACCATCAGTAATTATAACAAAAAGAAGATCTTTTTTATCAGCAAGCTTGTTGATTGTTGTGCCAATAGCATCCCACAATGGTGTACCTCCAAGCGGTCTATAATTTTGTGTATTCAATTCTTCAACTTCATTTATATCAACATCAGAATATTTTTCTTCAATCTGAGTTGTACTAAAGAATGTTAATGAAAATTTAATTCGAACTTCTTTCTGCTCCTTTTGTTGTCTTAAAAAAGTATTAAAACCACCAATTGTGTCATTTAATATCTTTTCCATTGAACCTGTTCTGTCAAGTAAAACAACTATGTTGACATCTTTCATTGCATTTCTCCTCGTGCAGCTTGTTGCTGCTCTATTTGTATTGTTATTTTGTCGTTCAGTGCTATAACATTATTTTTTATTTCTTCATCAGTATATTTTGATAATTCTTCGGCACCCAAATCAATGTCAGTGTAAGACATATTTTTTAAGCCCTTTTCCCTAAGGGCATCAAAAATTATTTTTCCAATTGTAGTCTTACCACACCCTGGCTCGGTCAAGATTATAATTTTTACTGTTTTCATAATGTTATTTTTCCTTCATCTGCTGGATCTAAATCATATACAGATGCCATTTGTACTTTTAAGTTTCCGAACCAGTCAATTCCATGCTTGGAAATGATATATGAAAAATCTTTTACGTCATGATCTTTAATTCTATATTGAGTTTCACCATCTTTATTTGTTGTTACTTTTACATGCATTAATTCATGCAAAGTTAAAATTGTTTTTGTTTCAGCATCTAATGCATCCCACAATTCCCCTGACATTTCAATTACAAAATCAAAATCAGAAAAGAATTTTGTATGTTTATTAGTTTTACTGCATCTTCCAGCAATATGCTTGGCAATGTTGGGATATACTAAAAGATATTCAATTTTAGCATCTTGAATATCAACTGCTTTGTGTTCAGCAATAACTTTTTTAGCAATCTCTTTCACTTCAGGCGACACCTGATATGTGCGTTTTTCAATTTGTTTTTCTTGAGGCATTTTTTGCTCCTTTAATCTGTGTTAAATATACTTATTATTTTTACTAATTCTTGTCTTACTTGCATTCTTCCAATTCTTAATAATTCTTCAAACAATTTTACTAATACATCATTTTCTGTTTCCATAACACCTATGGAACTTATTATTGGATTTAAATTAAAAAGAACTCTATACGGGTTTATTAATCCATTCTTATAATCAAAGCAAATGTAATCTTCACCTTCATGTGAAAATTCAAACCCAGCTAACCAAGCTAATTCTTTAATTTTTTCTTTTGAAACCATTTTTTATCCTAAAATTTGCAATGCAAAATAAAATGCTGTATCTATATCACTTACAATAACAGTTGATTGTTCATTTAACATTGAGTGTCTATGAATGTTGTCTTCTTCCATTACTGTAATAATCGGCTTGTTTAAAATGTATGCAGCTCCAATTTCTAATACTGTTCCTATAGAAACCTTTTTTGCATTTTTAAGATTTACAATTAAAAGATCTGATCTTCTAACATCAAACATATCTCTTGAATTAATCATTTTTGCTGTACTCAATTGATGTTCTTCATAAGAATGTTTTATGTTTTGTTCTTCACTCAAATATTCTTTGTCCCTCAATGGAGACAGACATTGATATTTGTTAGTGTTTATTATGCTTTCATCTGCAAATCGATTTGTTAATTCTTTTCTCCACTCTGTTGCTTCTGACCAAGTCAATCCAGTAATTGGGCCAGCCAAATATATTTTATAGTTCATTTGTACCTCTTATTTGTTAATATTTGTTTCTCAATAATTGTATTACGTCCCAGTTATCAAGCAAAGCATCATGAGTAACAATTGAACCATCCTTTTGAATCTCTCTTTTCACCCCGGCACGTTCAAGACATTTTTCCAACCCTGGTAATGTTTCATCTTCATCATTAACATATAGAATTGCAGGATCTAAAATTTTATGTCTGAATCTTATTGGATATTTTTCCAAATATGTTATTTCATATTGTTTTACTGCTTTTTTGATAAATTGAAGATCAAATGTTCCGAAGTTTTTTCCTGCACAATTGATGTATGCTTTGTTTTCTGTATTTTGATTCAAACTTAAAACCCAATCTTTAAAATCTTTCATTAATTGAGCATAAGAATTAACAATTTCTGGATCAGGATCAATTTTGCCTCTATCAGTTGATAATTTCAATAAAATATCTGAATTCAACCATAATGCATAAGACTGCCCAATATAGTATGGGTGTCGAATAAATCTATTGAATTTTGGTATTGTTTCAAACGGTAATTGCAATTCTGGATCTTCATAAATTGCAGAAAATTGTAACATTTGATATTCATCACTTCTTTCTCCCTCTAAAAGACCTGTCGTTTCAATATCAATTACAAAATACTTTAATTTTTTAAGCATTATAACCTCATTATTTTTTAAATTTGCAGTTTTCATTGTGCCATCTGTTTAACATGTTTTTAGAATATTCCATGTTACAATAAACACATTTATGTTTTTTATTATATCTTTCTTCCCACATTTTCTCAGCTTTTTCTAAACCACATTTTTCGATCCAAACATCTTTTATTGACTTTTCATACATAGGATTATTTTTGCCAGCAGACAATTGTTTGTCAATTCTTGTTTGACTTATTTTTTTACCCCATACAACTTTTCTTCCCAACAATTTATTACTTATTTTTTTTCGAATTTCTGGGCTTTTCATTGCTATTTTCGTCGCAATAGAAATTTTTTCTCTTTCTTTTATATCTTCAAAACGTTTTTTACTTCTTAAACTAGCTTTTTTTCTTTCAATAATGTTTTTAAAACGTTTTTTTGCACCCAAACTTATATTTTTTCTATTTTCTTGTGTGCGCTTTTCACTAAAACCGTCTCCACCTTTTGAAACATTATATCCCACATTTAAATCTCTACTATTAAATGTTTTGATCCAATATTTTTCTCTTTCACATAATAACTTTTTGTCATTTATGTTGTCTTCAACAATTTCTTTTTTGAAATTTTCTTTGCCATATTTTTTGATTGCTCTCTTTATATAAAGACCAGAACCATAATAGTCTTCATTCAAAAAATCATTTGTTGATTTTTGTCTTTTCCCAATATAAATTTTATTGTTAATTAAATTGGTTGTTTTGTAAATAAGCACATAGCTTCTCCAAATGTGAAAACAATTCTATTTATTAAATAAATATAGAATTAAATCTTGTTACCACATTTTGGACAAAATACCCATTTACTATCTCTAACTCTATAACTACAACTTGAACAATAATTTCTTACAGGTTGCTGATGCTGATAGGTTGAAACTGGAAGTATTTTATATGCTATGAAGTGTGAATGCCAATTATTGAACTCCATATTTTCTTCTTTTAACACTTGACTTGAATGACTGCCTTGTTCAACTCTCCCTGTTTCAATTTTGTCAGGCATCCCATGGAATGCATTTAAATCACCATCATTGCAACAATTGACTGACATATCAGCATAGCCATAACGACCAGCACCATACAAACCGGCATTTGCACTTGAACCTCTATATGAAACTGAGCCCGTTATGCCCTGATTATTATACCACCAGTACCACTCTGGTTGAGTTATTGCAGGATGATTTGTAAAATTAAAATTTATTAGTTGTTCATAAAAGTATATTTCAACTTCACCGTTGTTTTTGATTGCTTGTTTTGCTTGTGGTGTGTTATCAACTGCATAAGTTGAAAATTTGAATCTTCTTGGTGTATCTAAATATCTATCAAGATATATATGTTGCCCTGGCTTTAGAATCAAACCAGAATTTGATATCCATTCACCATTTAATTTGATTTTTGCTAAAAAATTTCGAGTTGTATAGTTTTCAAACTCAATTTGAAATTCATCACCCTCATTCAAATACAGTCTGTTGTTGGTATAAACTTTAAGTCTGTTTTTAGTGATATTCTGTGTGACAATGTAAGCTTCTGGATAGTATGACATAACATTTCTCCCATTTATATTTGTAAATAATACCGCTTATCTTCTATTTTCTTATTGGCATTGAACCAAAGACAAACGGACGGTTTTCTTATATAAATATTATGGGAAATTTCGTTTTTTACCATTTGTAGAACATTTGGGTGTGTATTTTTCTCATATCCCTCATCATTTTTGAGTACCATTTCTTACGTCCCAGCTTTTGTTTCATATTGTTGAATAATTTTTCTACATCTCCCCCATATTCACTTGCTAATATTTTTACAAAGCTTGGATTGTCATAGAAATACTCTTTGTAGAACTCTTTATCAACTATACAGTCTCTGATGAATATGCAAAATTCCCAACTTTGAAGTTTTAACATTTTTCTACCAATATACCACAAAGCAACTCTTTCTTCGATGTAATCTCCCAATTCTTGACCTGTCATTAAAAATGTTGCATGCTCAGCACTTGCTTCAAGCAAGTCATCATATAGCCAGTCACCAAGAATGAACTGAACATGATGAAACATTTCATGATAGATGTCATTAGTAGGAATTGCATATTTAAATGCTTTTAATTCAATAACAGCATTAAGCCAACTTTGATTGTTAAAGTTGCCCTGAACTAGCCCTTTTTTTATGTCATATTTTGGCAACCAAAATATTGTTGAACCTGTAATTTCATCATAGAAAGCTCTACCGCCTCTTTCACCCTCATACTTTTTCCATTCATCTTTTTTCGATGTCAAAACAATGTTAGGGCATTCGCCTGCGTTGAGTGATATAAACATAGACAGTCTTGCCCAAAACTCATTTACTGTTCTTTGGTTTAAATCACTTTTGTTCTTTATAAAAACCCAGTTGTCGTTGATTTCTTTCATTCAATTAATAAAAATGATTGCAACATCAGGAAGAAATTGCGTGGGTATAACTTCATTATTTTCATCAATAAAAAAATTTGTAAAATAAAGAGATGCTGCTATTTGTGTTTCCATTTGATAAAATGCAAGTTCTGCTTTTTCCATATAACAAAAATCAACAACAATTGACTCAATTGTCATATTCGATTCCGTCTTGTAGCAGTTTCTGTTTTTCATTTATTAGTTTTTCTAATTGATCAATGTCAATTGTTTGCTGAATTCTATATATATATTTTTCAAAATCATCGCTCATATCAACTTCGAAAACAGGCAAATTGTTTTGCAAAAAATGTGCAAAATTAAAAAGTTTTTCTTCTTCTTGTTGTATGATAGCTTTCCAATTATATATCAAATTCTTTCTCTATTTATTAATAAATATAGAGAAATTAGTTAGTCAGCCCTAAAAGAAATATAAAAAAACCAAACAGTATTATAAACATCCAATAAAACAACCTATTTTTGCTTTAATTGAAGATTTTGATCTTATGTTTTTCATTTTTATTCCTCTTTTATAATTAAATCAGGTTTTATTTCCAAATTTGGAGCATAGTTATTGTTAAAATAATAGTTGTGTTGTAAATCAATGTTCTGATGAACATCAGTGATTATGGTTGATCTTTCTTTGGGCTTGGGAATTATTAAACACAATAGTGTATGATGAGCAGGCTTAACAGTATCACCATCAAGAACAAATATTCTTTCTATTGAATAAATTGGTAATGTAGTTGAATCACCGTCTTCTGTGATCTCTGAAATTGTATAATTGCTTGGTGAATAATAATCAGTTGTCACGGGTTGACTAAAATAAGCACATAGATCTGGAGGAGTCATTGTAATCCAAGCAGCAACTAAAAATAAAGTTTCCCACATAATAACCTCATTAAATTTAAATTTTGTAAAACAGCTTGAGATCACAATTTGTGATCTCAAGTTTGTGAAAATTATGGATTAATTTTTCTTATAAAGAATCCAGCTCTTGGTTCAACCATGTCGGTCTCCAACCAGTATGTCACAGTCATAGCAGAATATTTAGTTGTAATATCATTGACTTGAACCAAACCGCCCTTTAGATATTGGAAAAATTCTTGATCTTGTATTTGAAAGCGACCAAATAATGTGTCTCCAATTGTTTGAAAGTTTGAAAGTGTTGTTATTTTATCACTTACATTCGGATTCAAATAGTCCATCCCGTCAATCAGCACAGACGCTTGAGTACTATCTGCTTTCAAATCCGAAAAGAATAAATAAGTCTTTTGAGGCTGTGGGTTAACAATGCCAACTTCAACTGTAGTCCAAGTGTTCGGTTGACAATGAATGTTCACGGCAACAAAAGACAAAATTGCTATAATCAGCAATGCTCTTAGTTGCATTTGTTTTCTCCTTTGTTTGTTATGAATTAATTGTTTGATTTGATTGAGCTTCAATTCGATTAGATGACCAATCATTAACAAATAATTTTTCATGCTTAATTGCATTTAATATCTTCCTTATTGATGTTTTTACTAAAACAACATCTTTCAAATTAAACATTCTACCATTGTGGGAATATTTAAACCATTTCGTTCCACCATTCAAGTGTTCTTCAAGTTGGGCAAGTGATTCGATCTTTTTCATTTTACTCCATGTTTGATTGTTTTACAAATTTCTTCTTAACTGCTCTCCATTGAAATTTGCTGGCTCCCTCAACCAGCCTACCCCTAATTACTCCGTTATTAACAAAAGCGTATTGTAGTTTTCCTTGATTAACTTCTTTGGTATAATCTTTCCCATTCTTATCTTTGCAAGAATAGCCATTTTTTGTTTTATAAACAAATAAAATAATTTCTTTTTTTATAATTTGTTTTTTTCTCTTATAGTTAACTTGAGTTTTTTTCTCAATTCTGTTTGGATATAAAATGTCTAACCACTTTTCTAATTCTGGTTGTGATTTAACAAGATCCAAAATCATTTGAGCTTTTTTTCTACCAAAATCAATTGACTTGTCAAACTCATACCTCTGAAAAAAGCGATCAGCCAAAGATGCATCTTCCATGTCAATCGGAACTTTTATGTCTTGATGTTCCGATAAGATTTTATATAACTTTTTAGAAAGATATGGATATGCTTTTTGAAACTCTTTTATATCCAATAAATCCATTTTTACCTTGCAAGTTTACAAAAATACAAAAAACTAAAGTCAGAATATTCTATTCCAAATTTACACAATGTTTGTGTGTCAGCTTTAAACCAAAGTCTGCATTTTGAATCATCTTGATCATAAGCATACGCATAAAATGAACTCTTTGATGAATTGACAATTTCTCCATATATTGTATAATACAAAACGTCATCAGTATGTATAATCAAAGAGTTTCCAGACAATGTTATGTTCAAACTTACATCTACATCTACAAATTCTTCAGTTGCATTATTAATAACTGAAATTTTGTAACAATAAAATTTTTGTGGTGTTTGTGCCACGCTTAACATTGCAAACATAGAAACTAATATTAAAATAAACCCAAATTTTTTCATAACTTTCTCCAAAATAAATGTATATCTTTAAATATATACATTTATCAAAAAACATCTCGATTTGATTTAAATTCATAATAAATTAATTCATTTCCATCATTATTCCAAACAGCCAAAAACTTGCCATATTTGTTATCTATAGAAATTTTGTGTTGATGCTTTGCCATTTCAACAACTTCTAAAAACATGGGAAGTTTAGTTAAAGCTTGCTCAAATGTTAGTCTTTCTTTAATAATTTCTCTACAAGAATCTAAAAATGTAATTTTTGCTCTTTGTTTTCTTGTTACGAACATATTATAATCTTGCTTTATGTCTGTTAAACTTAATTTCATTTTTATTCCTACAAAAATTATTTTAAAAATTTCTCTATATATTTTAGTCTATCTTTTTCCAATACCATTTGTTGAAGATGATATTGCCAAATATATTTGTAATTAGTCAGCCAATGAGAAGGTTGAAACAATATACTAGCTACTTGTGATGAGCAATCCATATCTGTCATTATATAAATTAGGGTAAGTTTTTCTTCTCCCCAAAATGCTTTAGCAAAATCTTCAGAAAATATATCTTGTAAATATTGATCTTCAGTTAATGAACCGTCTGCATAATAATCAATTACATCATGTTCAAATACGTCATCTGCAAAATTTTCTTTGTATGCTTTTTCAAAAGCTTTTTTCAATATTTCTCTATCTGTCATTTTATTGGCCAATAATATGGTAAATTGTCTGACTCTTTCCAGCCAAACTGTGAATAATGTTCTTTATTTTTTCTTAATAAGTTTGATCTATGTGATGAGTGAAACTTGTCATCACCCAACCACTTGGGTGCACCAGTATTCTTATGTTTAAACATTTCTGTTTTGATTTTCATCTCTATTTCATTATAATCTTTGCCGCTTCTCTCTCTTAAAACAGACAAACCGGCAAGAAGATACAAACCCAAATGAAATTCATGCCCTCTCCACATTTTTGATGCTGGATGATTGGGCCAACCTCCCCTGATAAGTGTTAGTCCCTCACGCCACACTTGATTGCCCAACCTTGACTTGTCAAGACATTGCATCGACTCATAATAATTAGGTAACGGTAAAAATGTTTGCATAATGTTATGCTAATATACTAATTTTTCTAATCAAAATGAAATTATTCTTTATATCTAATTGACCATGGATATGGCTTGCCTTTTGGGCCTTCACTCATATCAAATGGATGAATTTTCCACTGTTCGGGATGAAGCAATATGCTCATAATTCTGTCTTCAATATGACCAAGTGCAGAACCCCACCCTTTTCTTACATAATTGTAAGATGTAGATTCGGGATATTTTTTAGCATATTCAATATCTTTAAAAAGGAATTCTCGACATTCTGGATCATCAAATTCATCTCTATACAGCAGTTTTCCCTCTTCAAGAGCATTAAGAAGTTCAATATTTGGTTTCATTTTTGTCCTTTTGTAAATTGAAAGTATTTTACAACAACTTTACTTATTTTTATTATAAACCAAGTAGTATATTTGAAAAAATTTTCATTTCTTTTTCTGATTCTAAGTTCCCCACACAAAATTGCATAAAACTCTTCAATCAAATACGCGCGCACTAACTTCGCAAGCCCATCAGTCCTCCAAATTAGATTCTGAACCCTCACTGTATTTGTATGATCCATAGTCTTCAATCAGTGGCAGTAATTTATTGATTTGATCTTGAGTAAAATTTTCTCTCATATAAATTGCAAGATTATATCACCTTTGACTGAATATTTTTTCCCAGGAACAAGTCCATTTCTATGAGTTATGTTTAATTCAATGTCATAAGCATTCTTTTTCCCCGGCCACATATCAACTTCATTGATTGATTTAATTTCAGTCTTCTCTTTGTCAAATAAAATTTTATATATTAGTCCATTTCTATGAGTTCGGATTTAAAGTGTCTTTGAACAATGTCTTCAAGTATTACTATAACATCAGAATGAGTTACATGACGACCGCTCTGATTCCATCGATCTTTGACAATTAAAATTTCATTAGTTTTTTTATCAATGTCAATTAAAATGTCAGCTGTCTCCATTGTTTCTCGTGGGATTCTTTCACCCCGTTCAGTAATTACTATTCTTGTCAATTGAACATCCCCAAACTTTTATTATGTAGAGGAGCTTCTTCAGAAACAAGATATAATGATTCAATAACACCATGCAACTGTTTTATGTGCAATGTCATTTTGTCTTGAAAATCAAGTGGGTTAATATCATAGTTAATTAAAATATGAGTTCGAATATAAGTGCTGATTTCCATCACAGTGTCGGGAATTGCGGGTGATTGCCAAAAGTTCTTTTCAAGCAATGGATTTAATTCATTAACTATTGCATCAACTAAAGGTTTGTCAATTATCATGATTTATTTCCCTTGCAATTTAAGTAATTGTTTTCTAAATGCCCAAATTTCTCCTTCAATCACAGTAACATTCTCATATCCATATTTAAAGAAACTTTTTGCCCAATGCCTAAGTTCATTCAAACCAATAAGTCTCTGCTTGACTCGATCAATGTCATTGTATAAAAACTTATACTTCTGAATTTCCTTGAACCGCTTTTCAGCATGCTCTTTTATTTGTTGATTTCTATCCGATTTTTTCATCAATTCGTTCCGGATATAATTCATGTGCGTTCATAACTACAATTTCAGATTCAACTATTTTGATTTTGACAACTTCCCAGTCTTTGGGAATAAGGTTTTTATCAAAACTCACTTTAGTTGACATTATGCCATCATCTTTATTTTCTGTTGTATATCTTGTGAATTGTCTCAAATGAGTTTTGATATGATTGAATGCCGACCAAGTCTTTCCCTTTGTTGTCCATTTAGGTGACATGCCCCCAGTTGAAAAAAGACCAGTTTTCTTATGGCGTATTTTATATACAAACTTTTCCATTTATTATACAAACTTTTCCATTTATGCTGTATTTCTTTTTTGTTTTTTAATTTCCAATATGATCCAGCTTGGGGGATTCTCCCAGTCATTAAGAGTAACAAGACCCCCGTTGGGGAGTCGTATTTGACCGATTGTTGGGAACCACGCCCAGCCCCCATGATTTACAGCCCATCTTATTAAATCTCTATTTTCATGTTTTTTCATGGTGCAAATATACTAAATTTTATTGAAATTATGAAATGATATATAACGGTGCAACTTCGTATTTACCTTTGTAAGCTTTCACCATTCTGTCAACAATCTTCTCAGCTTCTTTGAATGATTTACATTCAATCAAGACACCAGTATCTAAATGCTGTTTACAAACATTAAAACAGACAGTCGGATCTTCACCCCAATAATAATCTTCATCCTGTTCATAGTCAGGATTGACAAACAATTCTAATCTCAAATGTTCATTGCTGTCAACTTGCCAATTGTATTTATGTCCCTTAATTAACTTTACTCCATTGCTTGACTTGAATGGCTCACGTCCATCAAGGATGGAACTACGATTTTGTTTTTCTTTTTTTGTCATAATGGTTTTCTCACTTTCCAATATTCAGGTAAATAATGAACTGTTTTTACATTGATCTTTCTGATTGTCGAGATTGTCTTGTCATCAGAGCTCTGGATGAATTCAACTAAAGCTTGTGCAAAGTCACTTTCAGTCATAGTGTCATGATATCCCTCTTTTTGACTCCAGTCTCTTCTCCGTCCTCGATGCTCGAGGAACTTATCTCTTATTTTCTTTTCGATCGGAATTAAAGTCTTGTTCATTTCTTTCTTTCTAGTTTATTGACAATTTCTTCAACAGTCATATCTTTAATTAATTCAAAGTCTTCTTTCTTTAACCCGTATGTTTTACCAAACTGACAAGCAATGCCATAGATGCTGGTTCTTCTTTTTTATCTTTGTGTGTCACACTTCAATTTCTAAAGCCATGACCAATTTTGACAACAGAATTTCGATCTGTTGTTCAATACTTAATTTTTGTGTTGTTTTATTCATTTTATAATTCCATTAAAATTTAATAAAAAAATCACCATGACCCTGACTGTCAGCAATCTCTTTTAATAATTTTTCTCTATTATCAAAACACTCTTGACAAATGTGTTCATTTTTAAATTTTGGATCTGCTTTTCTTTTGCAAGGCTCCCAGACATCTTCTGAAACTTCAACATTAGCTTGACATAAACCTGTTTTCTTAAAGTTTTTTTCTGATTCTTCAGCTCTCTTTTTTACGTCATCTAATACTTCAAAAAATGACATAGCTTTAATTTCAATTGGTTTTTGTTCTTTTTTCATTGTTTTTTCCTTTCAAATTCTGGATGTAAATTGTCTTTAATGATTGAAAGCTCAGCACTGTCCAATATATATTTCTGTAGAGAATCTGAAAAGATGATCGAAACGTCTCTGTCATCAATTCTAATATTTTGAATAGATTTATAGTCAAGGCTTAAGAGCCTTTCAACTGCTTCTATTACCTTTTCTTTTTGTTCCTGTGTCATATATATTTTTCCTATAGTGTTAAAAAGTTGTGCGTCTTGAGTGTGTACTGAGCAACTTTTTCAAAAAAAAATTTTTTCTTATTTACAGTAAAGTCAGCCTTCTTTTTTTAAAGAATTTCGCTCTTCCCTTCGCTGACTTGCTTGCTTGCTTCAGAAAAGAGTTCTTCAACTACGCTTTCACGCTTTCAACTGATCCCAAACAGTTCTTGTATCCGCGCTTCTTGTAGTTGCGGATCAGTTCTTGCTTCAGTTCTCGCTTTAGATCAGCGTGTATGAGCTGGCTTAGAGATTTTTGTTTCATTTCGTTTTGTTTCGTTGTTTGTTGTTTTGAGCCACATGACTGGAGTTCGTTCTGTCTGCTCTCCATCGTGTCTGATAAGCCAAGCGCAGGGCTTTAGTTCTTTGTTGTTCTTTGTTTCTGTTTCGTTCATTTATTTAGGTTGTCCCGCAATGTTTTCATTTTGATTAGTTTTATAACTTCCCTTGAGGCCCTACGTGCCTCAGTTTCACAGTTTCTTTTATTTGACCAAAATTATATATATCTCTTTCATTTCCGTTTGTCTTACCTATCTTCTTTTTCATTCTGAGTTGTTTTAATAGATTACTTATTTGGTAATTTCGCTAGTTCAAATTCTTTGTTTAATCTTCTTTCTATTTCAAATTCCCTCTTGTCATCATTGCAAATCGAATTCGTAACTTTGCTTGCTGTCTTGCTGTATCTTGTTCCTGTTTTATTTTTTTTATTATACTCATTTTGCTTTCCTAAAAGTTGGGCCAGAGACCATGCCAATAATCTCCAGCCCTGGGTCAGAGAGTGTTATGCCAAATTTTTGTTATTTTTTACAAGTTTCTTTGTTGCTTTCTGTGACTTAAATGGTTTTTCTGCTGAATTTGCATCATATAGTCCCTGACAAACTTGTTTAACAAATGTTCTTGGTGATTCATTGCCTCCATCAGAACTATATTCAGGATAAACTGTTTTTTCAATCGCTGTTAAGAATGGAAAACCATCATAAACTAATTCAGCAAGCGCAATACACATTCTTGTTGAAAATGCTGTATTGACTTTAGGATCATCTGATTGATAGTTCTCTCTGATCGTGTCAGCTATGGTAGCAATAGTATCAACAACATAATCAGTCAAATCAGGGAATAATTTACTTAAAATGTCTTTTCTGTCTTCTTTGCTTAAGTGATCAACTTCTATTTTTGTCCAACGATCAAACATTGCCGCATCTAACTTTCTTGTTCCAGTATATTGAAAACCAATATTTGCCGTAGCAACGAAACATACACCTTTTGCAACATTTATAACATCACTCTTTTCAGATTCACTCATTCTTAAATATCTTTGATTTTCATCAAACACTGAGAAAAGAATGTTTGAAGCATCTTCACTCATTCTTGTCAATTCGTCACATAATATAATAGCACCTTCTGTCTGGATTGCTTTCACAAATTCTGCAGCATTGAAATAAGTTCCCTTTGTCATATCTAAATGAGTCTTTCCAATCAAAGCAGTCTGAGCATCTTGCATGTTTCCAAAGTTAAATGTGAAAAATGGCCGACCAAGAGCATTTTTAAGAGCATGAACTGTCATTGTCTTTCCTTCTCCTTTGTCACCAAGAAGAACTATATTCTTTGCTCTTAAAGCAGATCTAACTAAAAGTTTCCAACTATCATTCTCCATTTTTAAGAATGAAGGCTTCAACTGTTCAGCATTTTCAATAAGTTTTATTATAGCTTCATCATTATCAAATTCAGGTATTTCAACATTGTGTGATTTTTCTAAAAGTTTCTTAACTGACTGTCTCTTAACTGAATAATCACGATCAGTAATTTCAACAATTTCTGTATATTCAGGTGGTTCAGAATTAGAATCAGTAGCAGTGTTCACAGGATTAGTTGAATTGTTATAACCTAAAACTTTAGATGGATCTTTTATCGGAACCCAATATGATTTCCCTGCAGACTTTCCTCTTGATCCTATTTTAATTTCAATCAACCAGTTATTTTTTGAAGCATTTTTTCTGGAATTGAATGAAGGATAATCAGCATCACTTGGAAGAATTGTCTGTCTTTCATCACTGAAAGTTTTACCGGTGTCGATATTAATTAAAGTGTAAGGTGAAGAATCAGAAGGTTTATAGATCAGTCTTGGCATGTTGACCCTTTATAATTTATTTTAAAGATGTATAATGATATTTAATTTCATTCTTACTTAAATCAATGCTATCACCTATTTTGTAGGGAGCATTTTCAGAAGATCCTGTGATTTCAAACTCCATCATTTCAATTCCTTGAAGTTCATATTCACTTTTTAATATTCCCGAAAGTTCATAACCGGATCTTTTAATTCGGATGTGTAAGGTTTTCTGTTCTTGTTGTTTTTTCTGTTTCATTGACATAGTAAATCTACGAAATTTTAGTGAAAGAAAAAAATGTTTTTTAAATTATTTTTATATTGTCTCATTTTGAGATTATTTAACAATTGAATTACGTAATGTAAATCTTTTATTTAGAACATTTGCCAAAGCAGTTATGTTTAGAACATTTATATAATGAGCATATTTGCCATACATCTTATTAAAGCTATGGTGAAATTTAGCATCTGTTATTAAGAATGAAATAACTGTTATGTCATTCTTAACCAATATGTCAACTTGTTTTTTAGTGTGTGTTAATGCATCATCATATCTATATTGTAAATCGCCTTTCCAACTTTCACCGCCTCTAACAAAACCTGTAGAAGAACAACTTGGTTCGCCATCAGATACATTTATAAAATAAGCATCTGTGCCCTGAGCATCATTTAAGATTTTTTCTCTTAAAGCATCAAAAACTAATCCTTCAGGAGTGTTTCCATTAGCTCTAAGATGCGGCCATTCTTTTATGAGATGTTGAATTTTATCAACTGATGAATCATACATTGTTAAGCAATATGGATTTTCAGTTCCTGCTGCTGCATTTCGATATGTAGCTCTACTTGTAACAACAACTCTTACATTTTCAAGATATGATAAAGCAGTCACTAAAGTTGCAGCCATCCTAAGTGTATTTTGCCATGGCCCTCCCAACATAGAACCAGATTGATCTAAAGTTAAATGAACATAAAGTTTCTTATATTCTTCAGTTCTAATAGATGAAAAAACTCTTGTATTTCCAAAACCAATTTCAGGAAGCAATCTCTGATCAAGTCTACCGTTTTCTTTTCTGATAGATTTTATAAATCTTTCATCATTCATAAAAGAAAGTCTCTTTCCTAAAAGATGTCCCTGATTAATTCCCAACTTTATAGTTTCTGGACTTGTGTAATAATGATCAAATAAATTAGGAAATGAATTTTTTATTGCCGGTGTTATTTTATTCAAAATAAGCACATCTGAAGGAACTTTAGTGTCAGTTGTATGTGCAATCTCTAAAGATTTAGAATCTAATAAAGCAATTTTCTTAACAGTTTCATTATCTAATTTGTCTTTAAGTTTAGAGTCTTCTTGAGAGAGTAAATCTCTAATTGAGCCCATGATGCTTTCAACAGCATCTTTCAAGATTTCCCGTTCACCATCACTTAATCCATCATCATCGCCATCAGCGTCATCATCAGTATCATTTGAATCAGAATCATCATTGTCATCAGAACTATCATCATTGGAGTCCGAGTCGTCATCACTATCATCATCATTATCAGAACCTGAAGTATCATTATCATCATCAGCATCTTGTTTGTTAGACTGTGAATCTTGATCAGAATCGCCATCTTCTTGTTTAGAATCATTTGATTCATTTTGATTAGAATCAGAATTGCCTTTGTTTTTTTGTTCTGAATCGTTATTATTTTCATTTGATTGGCTTTGGCCATTCTGTTCTGGTTGCTTTGGTTGTTTTGGTTCAACAATATTTTGTAAAATGATAGCCAATATTCTTAAAGCAAGATAAGCAGTTTCCCAATTAGTTTTGCATTTAGCAATATTGTCAATGCGAAGAAGATCATAAATTTTGTCAAGACTTGGAAGTGCATCCGGATCAGCAGCTGGATTTATTGAATTGAGTATTCTGAATTCATAAGAGTCATAGCTTGGTTCTCTATATAAATTACTTTGAAGTGCTTTCCCAACTTTTTCATTATAAAAATAATGACTATAAAGCTTTTCATAATACTGAACATATCCCGGGTATTTTGTTGCTATCAAATTGTCAATTCTTCTATCTTCAACCCAGTTTATTAAACTCTTTAATATAGTTATAAAGATATCATTTGCTTTTCTAAATACTAAAGGCTTGTCATAATAAGGTCTTAAAATCTTATAATATTCATTCACAAATTCGTAAGCTTCATTTGACCAACTACCATAATGAGTATTAGATGATTTTTTGTGATCTTCTTGAAGTTTGTCATAAATCATTTTATATATATTGCAAACAGAATATTCTAAATGAGAAGATTCATGAAGTGCAAGACCAACAACAGTGTCAAAATCATCAAGGTTGGCAGATATATAAACTGTGTTGCCATCAGTCATGCTGTCGTTTCCAAAATATTTTACATTAACTGATTTCTTAGAAGTGATTCTTACGAAGTTGGATATTGTATTTTTAATTGTATAGAGGGAAAGAGTTTTTTCAAGAGACATGCCGGAAGAACGTTTTAAGTTTTCAAAAGAATCTCTATTCAACCAATATTTGACGCCTTCATTTTTTTCTCTCCATGCTCTCTTGATGTAGGAAAGGGGATTTTTCTTATTTTTTTTCTTTTCAATCTTTTTGGCTTTGTTGGCTTTCAATCTCTGACCTTAATTATTGTGTTATTTGATATGGGAAAACATACACAATTCTTATTTAAAAGTAAATAGGCAAAAAAAAATATTTTTACGGTTGCCCAGCCCTTGTCTCATTTTGAGACAGTTATTGAAATATTCGTGAAACTATTGTTAAACACAAATAAATAAACAATAAAATAAACGGTATTATAATGATGTATTTCATAGTTTAAGAATTTGAGGCTTCTGCTAAAAGCTTGAGTTAGGGGGTTTTTCTCCTGAGTAACCAGCCTGAACTTGAAGCCTCAAGGGAGTCAGTTAATAGATTTCAACAGGAATATCACACATAGCTATCGGATCATCATACGTTAATTCTTCTGTGTCTGGAAAATAATAGTCATACATAGCCTCTACTACTTCGTCAAGAGCTTCATCTTCCATCACTTCTTCAAAGAACTTCTGAATTTCAAGATCATATTCAATAGCTGGCATGTTATTTCCTTTTGATTAATGATTAAAATTGTTAAGCTTAATATACTAATAAAAAGTGAAAGAAAAAAATGTTTATTTCATTATTTTTGCAATGGCTTCGGGTGTTAATTTAAGATCATGCATCTTAATCATTCTTTCACCCTGAATTTCAAATATTTCAACCTCAAATTCATCACCAATTCTATATCCAACTTTGAGCACTTTCAAACCAGTTCTTTTGAGTGTTTCAGACCAGGGCTCGTCATCAGGAATTCTCTGGCTGTATATCATATCCCCGCGTCTTATTTCGTATTCTCTTATCATTATAGATATCTCCTAAAATCTTTGTTGTTTGTATTTACCGGAATGTCTGTAGGCCCACATGATTCGCCTTGACCAAGTTGAAAAAAGACCCAAGCTTTTCTGTATTGACTATAGTAAACAACTCGATCAAGTTCTGTATCAATCATTTCAACATTGAGCAAGCCAAGCTCTTTATCAGATTGTGAAGTTTTAAGAACTGTTGCTTTTCTTGCAACATTTTTAATTTCATCAAAGATGAAAATCTTTGATCCGACTCTGGGAAGCTTCTTTTTCAATTTTTCACCTCTTGATAAAATGTGAATGCCAAAACTGCTAAAATGAATAAAATATAAAATTCCATATTTTCTCCTAAAATTTAAGTGCAAATAAAATTAAACATAAATATTTGTTAATGTAATTAACTAGTGCTTGACCAGAGAGACCGCTTTCCTGCGCACAGTGTTCATATAAACTTAAGGGAGCATCATTTCCCATTATTTCTGACAGGCTAGCTTTCTGAGTTACTGGAGGAAGAGTGTGAGCCCAGTCTCGGGAGTGCTTTGAGAAATGTTTTCTTTCATGCTTCGATCTCGATCCGCCTTGCTCGCAAGTTGGGCAATAAAAACCAATCCAGCTTCCATGATCTTTAACGTGTCTTTTAGCTCCACATTCACAAGTTTCAGTTACGTAATAATTTTTCTTAAATCTATATGCCATTATTTTTCCTTATTGTTGATGTTAAACTACGTAAATAAAATGACAATGTAAATAGGCGATCAAAATTTATTTTTTCTCCTATCTCAAAATGAGACAATCCACGTTTTCTCCCTCGTTTGAAAGGATGAATCTTTTAACCCACTTTGAGCGCGTTGGAGCTGTTTGCGAATCGTAAGTGCACGCCAGGGCCTGGGCTTCTGGAAAGCACTTTGATTTGTGCAAGTATTCTATTTGCTCGAATTTGAAAGATTGTCAGAATTGTAGTCAGGCAAAGACGAGAGCTCTGAGCAGAGTTGTCGTAACTTGCTGCGCAGTCAGCGTCGTGAGCGCAATGCCAGAGCAGTGCCGTCCCGACCCACTTGGAGCTTTCTTGCTCAACTGAGCTTGCTTTTTTTGTGTAGAACTAAATTTAAGACTGGAATTGGCTAGCGGTTTTTAAATACGAGTAAACAATATATAAATATATAAAATGATATCATAGTGATATTGGAATAGTATTACAATAGTATCAGTTTTGTAACACTGAACTTACATTTACAGAGTAATAACCATTTCTCCCGCTTCATTTTTTTATCCTACTGAATATTTTTTTACTATATTCCCTTTTGAATCAACTATGTCAACTTGATCAGCTCCATTATTGTTAATTCTTCCCTTGTAATGTTCTGTTACATATTTTTCAGCTTGCTCAAGTGTATCAAATTCATCTATTAGAAACGTTTCATTGTCAAACGTATCCCAATGATAGACTCCGAATGGTTTTGTATGTTGTATTGGCATTTATTTTATTCCTTTCTTTTAAGTGTCTCTCAAGGAGAGAGTTTATTTTTTAATTTTTCCTAAATGTGAAACAAACGCGTCTGCCAGCCAGCGATTATTGAATTCGAATATCATATACCATTGCGCCTCTAAATCAGGGGTGCATTCATATCCTTCACCTCGAATCCCCCAATTGTTTCGCTCTTTTTCTACTGTTTTTTCAATCCAATCTTTAAGTTTTAATATTTTTGGATTATTGTCAAGATTGAATAATTTGTCTTGTATTGACATCACTGGTATTCTAAATTTCATTTGAGTCCCTTAACATAGTTTATGATAACACTTACACTTATTTACATACTATCAAGATGGTTTAATAGGTGTTGCATATAAAAATTATGTTAGAAAAAGATTTGCTAAAGGCGAGGGCAAAACTAAAAACGAAGCCAGATTAAATGCAATTATAAACTATGTCAAAGGAGTATTAAAATGAATATTAAAGATAAGAAGATATTAGCAGAATGGTTTGGACTTGAGGTTTTACCAAAAAATTTATGGCACGATAAAAATCTAATGACATTAAAAAGAGATTTTTGGGATAAAGCAAAAAGTGGTTATTGGCAACCAGAATCTAACAGCAATCAGCTTAATATGCTTGAGGATAAATTTATGGAAGAAATAGATTGTCACGCAATGATTTATAATGTAGAAGAAATGAGAGCAGAATACGATTATTGGTTAGAAGATGAACCACTTGCTTATGTTGGTAAAGGCAAAACCAAAAACGAAGCTCGACTAAATGCAATTCTTGTGCCATTTGAAATGCTCTAATCCGCACCATTCTACTAATATTTTTTTATCTTCATCATTCATTTTTGCTACTCCTAATTTTGCCATTTATCGTAGATTCCAAAATTTCCAAAATTTTGGATGATAATTCCAAAATTTTGAATGATAAGACCATTTGAATTTATTTTTAATACTTTTAACTATTAGAGCGCCACTATTTTTCATTGCCAAATGTTCAAGAGAGCTTGAACTATAAACTGGGGTTGATTTGCAAATTGAATTAAATATTATTTCTTCTGAAACATATTCTGTTTCATTTTTGAAATATTTTGTCCCCTTGGGAATTGTGCATTTAATGTTTGTTGTTCTATATACACCCGGTTTTTTTAATTTATTGTAAGAATGAAAACCTTCACTAACACTGAAATAATTATCTACAGTCCTGGGTTTTAATTGTGCTTTCTTGCCGTTGACATCTTTTGCATGGTATTTTTTTCCTAGTTCATAACAAACTTTAGTTACATGGTTATTTTTTTCAATATCACAAAAAATACTTGAACGCAGTCTTACTCCCTTGTCTTTTTTGAACACACTCATTTTTTTATAGCAAACAATATCTTTTTTTGCTATTAGTGGTATTGGTTCTTTTTGTAAATTTGAATCAAAAGTTGAATTGAAACACATAACCTTTCCTTTCAGTTGAAGATGATTTTAAATTGTTCTGCTGTTTTTAATGCTTTTATTTCTTTATTCATAAACAATTTGATCAATTGATTCAAAATTAAGTTTGACAGCTTTTTTACTTATTCTTTTCATTGCTAATGAAACAATTTCACAATCATTTTCATAATACTTTGTCCCTTTTGGGATTTTGAATGCAAATATTTTTTCATCACTACACATAAAATTTTGAGCTTTTTCAATTGAAAGATAAGCATGCAACCCATCATCAATAATCCAAACTTTGTTGCTATAAGAATTTAAAATTGAACAAAAACCAAACTTTTCTATTTTAACAAGCTTACCCACACAATAATAAAAATCATAAAAGGGCGACTTATATTTTCTTTCCATCTGACTATAATAAAGAGTTTTATAAACTATGATGTCTTCTTTAGCTATTTTTGGTTTTGGCTTTGTTTGATTAAATCCCTTTATTATGAAACACATTTTTTTCTCCCTTTATAAAATTTCATTCCAAAACTCATAGATAGAATTTTTTGTTTTAAATTTGCAATAATATTCAATAATACTATCTTTTATTCTTTTTCGTATTTCTTCCTTTTCTTCCAAAATCTCAGTCACCGGAGTTGTCATCCACCAATCTTGATCTGAATAAGTTCTTCCACTCAAACTTCCAACTTTAATAGCCCAACCAATTTCTGGTTTCTTTGCCATCTTGATTTCTAATGTTGCTTTTCCAGTTTCTTCATCTATTACAGAGCGTAAAATTTCAACAGAAGAACCTACATCTCCTGCTCCGTCAGATACTCTTCTTAATTTTGCCATTTTTAATCCTTAAAATAGTATTTGTTATAACCCTGTGCTCCATAAGCAAATATATATTGCCCTTTTAAAACTTTAGAAAAACATTCATCGCACAAATCAACCAACTCATTACTCAAATAAGGTTTGCAACTTCTTCCTTCTGTTTGCTCAGTTTCAAATATAACTTGCAATTTATGTTCTTTAGAGTTTTCTTTTCCACAATCAAGTATATCACATTTGACAATAGTTGTTGTTATTTTTATTTGTTCCTTTATACTATTAAATCACATTCTAAAATTTCAAATGCTTTAAGAAATGCAGCTTTTTCTGCATCAAGTCTAGTTTCTTCTTTTTTATCCCCATCAATGAATTGCATATCTTCATATCTTATTTTCCAAATCCATTTAGAAAAAAAGGGCAAAATTGCTATATTCAATTCATTTTCATCAAAAAAATCAAGCAATTCAACACGCCAAAGTTTTGACAAATATTTAAATGAATCAATATGTTGTGCTCCAACAAAATTTGTTAATTTTATCCAACATTTTGGATATTTTTTTTGAATTTCAACCCAATTCATAAAACTTGCATTTCTAAAGATAAGTGAGAATAAACTGGCAATCCCATATAAGTCAGTGGACGAGTGCTTATTGTTGAACTTAAATATTCATATAATTTTTCATTGATATATATATTTCAGTTGGTTGCTTTACATTTTTTTGCTTAAAATCATAGATGGCGTTCTCCATCATTCGAAATATTTCTGATATATCCTTTATGCTTTCTATATTATTCATAAAACCCTTTTCAAGCAAAAACTTCAAAATATTAATTTGAATCCAATTTTTCGTCCAAGCAATTACCATATCTGAAGCATTTCTATAATGTTGTTTAGTGTCAGGAAAACATTTTGCAATCTGATGAAGCATAGAGTTCAGAAGGCCCACCACACTCTTGTCCACATGAATGTCCTGTCATTACTTTTTTAACATAAGCTTCACATCTTTTCTTTAGTTCATCATATTCTTCATCTTGAGGCATAAAAATTTTATACATTTTATTCCAGACATTTTGACATTTTGGACAAATTCTTAAAACCCAATTATATTGAGTTATTTCTTCTTCACATATAATACAATTAAATTTCATTCTTTGTCTCCAATTCCACCAATAAAATCAGAAACTCCAATTCCACCATCTTTACAATTGTGAATGCTTGTTTTTGTCACTGGAGTTCCCAACCACTCTTTTGGCAAATCATAGTTATTCATAACACAAATGATTGTTTGAAGAACGTTGGGAGTATGTGTTCCGTCTTCGATTGCACCACATCTTCTACATTTGTATTCAAGTCTTCCCATTGTTTTTCTTTCTATATCACTGACAAGCAAACTATCAATCAAATCATTTGTTAAAAAATATTTCATCTCATCAGGCATATTATAACGACTAACAACTGCCTTAATTTTATCTTCTATCATTTGCTTTCCTTGTTTGTTGCCTTACATAAAAATGTATTGCAATAATTGAAAAAACTCCAAATAATGTAACGACCAAAAGCATTATTTCCACTCCTTTCCATTCCAAGTTTTATTAAATTTTTCTTTCATATAAAAAGCAAACCAAAGCTTTTCTAAACTATTATGAACACCGAACATTTTCAAGTCCAACAATTTTAATGATAAAACAAATGTATAGAATCTATTTAATTTGTTCCATGACTCACCCTTAATCATCTCTTGAATTTGATCTTGCCTTGGTAGCCAAGTATAATAATTTGGATCAAATAATTCATTATCTTTTGTAACAAAAACTTTTCTTGATGATTTTCCACTTCGAAAACTTATAGCATAGAAATCACCTGCTTTAGTTTCTCTATCAGTTTGAAAATCCCAATTTTCACACATTTTTTGATATGATTTAGTTGTGTCCATTTTGTATGCTTTTAAGTTGCTTCCATAATTGGCGAAGTGTTGTTGGGATTTCTGAATAAAGCCACCAATGTCCATTACCATTAAAATAAAGTTTGTAAACAACCCACCACAAATCAGTGTAAGGATCAGATGTTTTTGACAATTTTGGGTAATTTTTGTAAAACTTATCTAATCTTTTTTTGATTAAAGACAATTGTTTAAAATTAAAATTTTGAAAATCGATGCCTGCAATGATTTCAGCTATTTGTTTCTTTTTAAAGTGACAATTATTGGCTTTGTTTAACCAAATTTTGTTTAAATCGAGTAAAAGATCCATTTATTTTCCTATTGGTCTTGAAATTAAATAAGGTTTTAGTTCTTCATTTGGAGCATAGCCATCAAAATACCACCACAAAGAATTTGTGCTATCAACTATAGACACGCCTTTTTTGCTATATACATTTTGAGCTCTTATTACATAATGAGTTTTATATTCTGGGTTTTTAATCAATAACAATATTGCAGTGTCAATTGGAGCATGTTGAAGAGTATACATTGTTGCTACATTATATATTGGTAATTCATTCAAGTTGGGATCAAATATAGTATAATTGGCTAGAACTTTTGTTGTAGTAGTGTCCATTGATTCACTAAAGCCAAGTATTAAAAATTTTTTTCCTAAAGGTGCATACCAAGTATCTCCAACTTGAGTTTGTGCTACAATCATTGCACTTAAAAAAATAAATAATAAAAAGATTTTTTTCATTAGTGTGCTCCCACATATAAAGTTAATAAAAATAAAATTAACCAAAACAGCAAAAATGCAAAAAAGTAAACTGGGTGCTTAATTTTCATATAAGGTATCTACAATTTTTTTGAAGAATTTTGGTTGAAAGAAAACTACAATTAACATCAAAATTGGAGTTATTGGAAAGAAAAAAGTTACAACATCCACAATGAAAATGAAAATTGCACTTATAACAATAGTTGTTTTAGACATATTTACCTCAACCATATACATTTATATTTAGGGTTTTCGTAAAGATTTGCAGAATGTGATGCGTGTATCTCGTTTGTTTCATTATTGATGCCTATTGACCAAATCCATTCTTCGGTTTGAGCATTACAATAGTCAATTCCATCTATAAAGTTTTTAACAATATAATAACCTTCTGGAGTCTTTTGACATTCTGACAAATCTATGCACTCACCAGAATTAATTTTTTCTTGCATTCTTAAATTACGCATTTTCTACTCCTTATTCCAAAGGTTTTAAATAATAACTTGTTGATTGATAATTGTCTTCTTGTGCAGTGAACTCCCAACCCATTTTATTTGCTTGTTTTTTCAACCATTCAATATCACTTTCATTCAAATGAGGGACATTTCTGTCACCAGTATTTAATACTAGTTGATCTTGACCTCTTGCAATTTTAAAATTCATTGAATTGATTATTGAATTACATCTTACAGAACTTCTTTTTTCTTTTCTTGTTCTATATTCTGAAGCTTTTAGAAAACTATTCTTCATAAAACAACCTTTCAATTGGTGTTATTAAAAAATAATAGATAAAAATTGCAATTAAAACAGCTATTGATTTCATTCAAATATTCCAATCAATTTTTTGATTTTCATTCAATGCACTAAAAATTGGGTTTTCTATTTCATCTTCAATCAATTTCTCATAATGAATTTTGACATTTGGGACATAATTAGCAATGATATCAATTTCTTTAACAATGTTGTGTTCCCATACATTGTCACCAATCAAAACATCAATTGCTTTGCAAAAATGATCTATATAGTTGCCAGTAGCACTTTTTTTTCTGTTTGTCACCATAACTTGAGTATTTTCTTTAGTTTGCCATGGTGATACTGAACTTTTATTAAATAAAATTATTGCACAGTTTTCATCATTTTGTGTTTCTGGCTTCGGACTTGGTTTCATAACTTTTTAATTTGTTATATGCTAATATACTAAATTCTATAATAAAAGTAAATAGGCATTAAACCGTTGCTTTTGTTATCTTCTTATGTTCTCTTCTTTCACTTCTTCTCCAAAAGAAATCACCAGTATTTAGAAAATAACAATTATAACATAACAATCTTAAATTTTCTCTTTTTTTGTTTGTTTCATCACCATCAATATAATCTAAGACTAAAGGAATTTTGTAGTCAGTAATTCTTCTTTCTTCAAATCCACAAATTGCACATTTTTCTTCAATAACGCCATTTTGAATCATTCTTTCTTTTAGTCTAAAACTTGGATAGTGGGGAGATGCTTTTCCATCAAAAATATCTTGAAGTGAATATCTTCCAAATGTTGCTGAATGCGAACCTTTTGAAATTCCAACTCCAAATTGATTTTTATGTTTGTCATACAATGTTATACCGTTTTCGTCAGTATACATTTTAGCATATTTTTTAAAGGTGGGTTCAGAAACATACAAATATCTTGCTGCCTGCCTGCAAGATTTAGTATTTGTAATTGCTTCTTTAACTTGCTGAAGTGTTAATCCTCGAGATTTAGGGCCTCTTCTTAATTTTTTAACAAAGTTTTCAATCGGCTCTTTGATTGCTTCAATAAATAAATCTAAGTAATCAGGTCTGTCTCCAAGAAACTCCAATTCTTTTTGAAGAATATTTGGATTGAATTCAGTAACTTTTTTATCATTTACAAAAACAACTGCTCTATTCTTAAGATTATGCACAATTTTAATAGATAAATTTGGATATAAATCTATTAATTTATTAGATATTTGATCTGTTAATTCACTCATTTATAACTCAGACAATAATAACATTTCTTTGTCCCAAGCACCCAAAATATCATAGTAAAATCCAAAAGGAGATTGTGCTAATAATATAGGGTCTCTTTTGCCATCAGCTTCTCTAAAGTCACTATAAGTTGCAATCATATAAAATACTGCTTTTTTATCTTTTCCTACAATTTTTTGAACATTTTTTTGATATTCTTTCATTGTTTTGATTGCTTCATCTGGAAGTTCAGGAATGTATTTGTCAATTGTGTCCATAATTAACTCATATTTTTCAGTCAATTTTTCTATTTTTTCAAGTGTTGTTGTTTCAAATTGTGAAAAAAATGCTTTATTTTCTTTATATTTTTTTCTATTTTCTAAACATTGAATCAGACCATTGATTTCTCTTTCAGCATAGGTATTTCTAATGAATTCTAGTCTATCCTTCACCATTTCAATTTTACCATCTAAGTTTTCTAAATCTAAGAATCTGGGTTTGTCTTTTAATTCATCAAGAACATTGATTGGTTTAATTGTTATTTTTTGTGACTTTTCTGTTGAACCCGTACTTGTAACAAAATTTCCTCTTGAATAATTGCCTTTTATATCAAAAATATAATTATCATTCATTGGATCTTTATCCATCATTGGTGTTGATATATCTTGTTTTTTTCTTTTTTTAAAGAACATTTTTTACTCCTATTTACTATATAAATATTTATCTATTCTAGTCAATAATTGCTCAACAACGAAATGTAATATTAATGAATGAGAACTTTCAGTTTGTCTCATATCAAAATTTTTTACATGAACTTTATTTTGAGCAAGCTTATTTAATTGTCCCCCATCAAAACCAGTAATTCCAACTGTTGTCATATTATATTCATGAGCAAGTTCAACACAATTTAAAATATTTTTTGAATTGCCGCTTCCTGAAATTGCAATTAAAATGTCATCTTTTTTCGGGTAAAATAATTTTAATTGATTAGAAAATATTTTTTCATAACCATCATCATTTGCAATTGCAGTGATGAATGAAATGTTATCACACAACGACACTGCATGAAGTGAATGCCACCCAGTTGGTTTATTCAAATCGATAGTTGCTTTAACTAAATCTTGAGCAAAATGAGAGGCCAGAGATGCTGAACCCCCGTTACCAATTATGAATATTCTTTCTTTCAAAAGAAAAGCATTCCAAAGAATATCTATGAAATTTATAATATCCTTGAAATGTGTTCTTTTTAAATTTTCCTGAAATCTATTGCAATATTCAGCCCAACTAATATCTAATGTCTCATTGTTTGTTTTCATTTTCTTTCAACAATTGAGTTATTAGATATGTTTCTGCAATTTCTTTTAAATTTCCCAAAATATCAACATTGTCCAAATCCAATTCCCAAGTCCCATTAAACAAATAGATGTCATCATAAAGCTTTGACCAAACACTGCCTTCTTCCAAGAACTTCTCAAGATCAGTTTGCACATTATTTAATTTTACTATGTCAAGTTTTTTAATTTTCATCTCTTAACTCATTAGTTGAATATGCTCCAACTTCTCCATTTTCTTGTTTAACTAACCAAACATTATCAACACCTGCAACACCCGCAAATTCACCAACAATGCTGGGCTTTCTACATTTCAAAAATTCTTCAGCAAGATTAAAGCTAACAGTTTGTTCTATTTTTCTTTTCACTCTTAATCTTGTTCCCATTTCAGGAATAATATTTTTTCTTTTTGCATAGGTTATTGGATATTTCATTTTAACTCCTTGTTTTAATTTATATTTCTGACACAAATTTTTTAAATCTTGCAAATTCTTCTTTTGTAAAAACTATTTGATCTGCAAATGGTTCACCATACCTCAATATTTGCCAAACATGTCTTAATTTTTGTTTCCAAGCATATGAATTTCCTTTCCCTCTTGACCACATTGCCATCTCTATGTATTCAAATTCTGGATCAGATTCTGCAGTGACGGTAAACATTTCACTGTCACACATGCATTCAAAATAATTTCTTTTTGTTGTTTTATCTAACTGTTTCATTTTTCATCTTCTTCAATAGTTTCTTGAACATCTTCAATTGTCTCTTGAACATCATCAATAGTTTCTTCTATATTTGTTAAGACTTTTTTAGTTTGTGCTTGCTCATCAGCATGTCTATTAACTCCCATTTGAATAAAAATATTCAAATATATTGCTTCTAAAGAAACTATTGTTGTTAAAAACAATAAAGACATTGAGCTATCCATTCCAAATAATACTGGAAGCAACAACATCAATGCAAAAAATATTGTATGTATAATTAATGAGTTTGTAGTTCCAAACCAAGCTATAAATTTATTTAACTTCATTTAATCCTTTGTGTAGGTAAATCTAAGATGATTCTAGAACCCCGACTTTCAAATCGAAATGGAAATTCAAAATAATCCTTCATTGCTTTTCTCAATTGATCTTGAACAGCTTTCTTTGCATATACAAGTAAAAATCCACCACCACCAGCACCTGTTATTTTTCCTCCACTTGCACCATTTCCCATTGCCAATTTCCAAGCCGTCATAATTTCATCATTTGAAATATGCTCAGCCAATCTTTGTTTATACAACCAATTTTTATTTAATAGTTCGCCTACAGTCTCTATGTTATATTCTTCTAAATCAACATGCATTTGTATTGCAAGTTCTTTTATTAAATGTAATTCTTTTAAGTTTTTTTCAATATTATTTTTTTGTTCAAGCAATATTGAATCATTTTTTCGTGTTATGTTTGTAAAATATAGCAATAAGTTTTCATCCAACTGCCTTTGTAAATCCTGTCTGTTCATTAAAATTTCAAACACATTGACCTTGCCACTTTTACCAAAATCTATATAATTAAACCCTCCAAATGCAGCTGCATATTGATCTTGCTTTCCAATAGGTTTTTTCAAAATATCTATTTCAACTGTGCAGGCTAACTCAGCCAATTTTTCTGCTGAATATAACGGTTTGTTATTATATGTATGAAATGCTAAAATCAATCCAACAGCTAATGAAGAACTGGAGCCAAGACCAGAACCTGCTGTTGGAATATCTGTCATGATTGAAACATCAAATCCATGTCTAAGTCCTGAAATTTTTGCACATTCTCTTATTAAATCATGTTTTAAATCTTCGATATTAGAAACAATTTCACTTTCAAAATAGTGAGCACCAATGTTGTTGTCAAATCTTTCTTTTACAATAACATAAATGTATTTGTTGATTGCAGCAGAAACTACAGAACCCCCATATTTGAGATAATAATCTTCAAAATCTGTAGCTCCTCCTGCCAATGAAATTCTTAGTGGTGTTTGTGAAATAACCATATATTGCAATTTATTTTAAATTAGGTTCTTGTCCTACGCCCCGCTACCAATAGATTTACTAATCTATAAAATCAAAAAGCAGAATATCTTGTAGTGAATTGGAGATAAATACAATTATTTTAAATTGTAATAAGACATTCTGCTTTTATTTATTGTAACCGTTTTAGTTAGCAATTTTACGACCATAAGCACTCAAAGTAAAAGTGCCTGGGCCTATTCTTTTTAGCAAAGAATCTTTTTGCATTTTGCGAGCAGTTCTCATAACTGTTCCATGAATGTCTGTTACTTTTGGAAATCTTTGTTTTGCAATTCCCCTGTTAAAAATTGCATTTTTACCTTTTCTTTCTTGAGTAATTAAGATATTCAAAATTCTTTGTGAATATGTTTGGCTCATCATTTGTAACCTCTAATTAATTAGTTGATGTTATTTCTAATATAAATATGTGTGCAATTTCATTAATTTGTGTGGCGGAAGGTGTGGGAATCGAACCCACAGATGCTTTTTTTCAAACACCGGACAATTTATATCTGTGCAATTTCAATAGTGCGGTGAGTACAGGACTCGAACCTGTAGATGCTTTTAAACACCGGACAGTTTAGCAAACTGCTTCCCATTCCAGCGGGCCAACTCACCTTATAAAATATTTAATTCTTTTAATCTTTTTTTGTCCCAAATTTCTAGTTTTTCAGGAAATTGAGACCATTTACACTCATCTAAATCTGTTTTATAACCTTTGACTTCAATAAATTTATCTTCATCTTTCAAATAAAAATCAGGACAATAAGTTGATTTTTTATTTTTTAAATTTATATAGTCAAATCTTTGCTTGTTTCTTTTCCAATTTATTTTATTTTCATCTAAATATTGTGCTACTTTTAATTCCCAAGATCCATCTAATTTTACTTTTCCTGCAATGAGACTAATGTAATCAATTTTCTTGCAACGACCACACTTTACTTCCCAACCATTAGCATATCTTTCTTTGATTTTTTTTCTTATTTTTTCAGTTCTAATTTTTTCTTTTTCTATAGTAAGAGCTTTTCCTGTTACTTTATTTTTTAAAGCATTTGAAATTTTATTTTTAATAATTTTTGATTTTTCTATTCCATATATTTCATCATATGTTTTATTTGCTCTTTGAATTTTAGATAAAAATCTAACTCTTTTTGGGCCTCTTCCGTCACATATTTTTAAATGCTTGTCATAATTTCTTTTTATTTCAAAATTGCAAATGGGACAAGTTTTAGTTATTTTTTCTTTAATACCATTACAAGTTTTTATGTGCATTCCATGACCACATTTATCAAAAAATTCTTTATTGCATTTATTGCAAATGAAATTTATTTGATTTTTATGTTTCCAGCGATAGTGATTAGCTAATAAAGATTTATTTTTAAAATTTAATTGACACTTTTTACATTCATATAGCATTATTTTCTCTTTCTTTTATAATAAATATATGAAAAATAAAAAATTAAACAAATTAAATTACCATAAAAACAACCCTCTAAATAAATTTATAAAAATTGGCCTCAAATGAGGCCATTTATAATTCCTCAACCGACAAGACAGTTGAGGGACTAAATCGTTTTACAATTTAGCGTTTATGATTTTTTTGTTACTAATTGTCCAAGTTGTTTTATCAATTCAGCTACAAATACTGCCAGCAAACCTAACAAAACTTGAGGCCAAAATGCTACAGGCACAATCAATTGTGCAAGCCATGCTGCAATTACTGATAAAAGAGGTACGATTATTGTGACAATTATCCAACCATCAAGCTTAGGAAGTACCCATTTTACAAACTGTGTTGCTGCAAAAACTACAATTGGTGCCAATAAAGCTATCACTTCACTTGGCAATACTTGTGCAATTACTGCTAATAAATTAAACATATTTCTCTCCTATTTTTGTGAATTAAATTATCTATAATAAATATAGATTTTTTTATTCCTGATTCAAACTTTCACTAACAATTTTTGCTTCTTCTATTTCTTTTCCTATCAAAAATAAACTTTTCGAATTGTCAGTTATCAGTTGAATTTTGTGTTTTTCTAACCATTCTTTGTTTTCAAGATTAACAGGAATTGCCCTGACAATCTCAAATTTTTTATCATTAATTTCTATTATCATAGTACTCTCACAGGGACTTGAACCCTGATTAAAAGTTTAGGAAACTTTTGTGCTATCCTTTGCACTATGAGAGTATTGAGCAGTCGGAATCTCAAATGGAGTAAACTCACCATTATATCCTCTTATTTTTTGAAACCTCTGCTCTTATTTTATTTCACTATATTGTATTTTTCAAATGTTTTCTCATCACCCAAACAAGCAATACCTGTGCATTCACCATTCAAGTCTTCTTCATAAAACATAGAAAATTTTTCTTTATTCAACAATTCATTAGCCAATTTAAGTAATTGACCTTCATGTTTAACACCCAAAAATACAATTGTTCTGTTATTCCACTTATTAAATAGTTCAGGAAAATCTAAAGAATACTGCGCCAATGCATGTGAGCCCTGAACCATTCTATAAGTTTTATCAAGATCCTGTCGGACTACTACATACATTTTCTTTTGTTGCATAGTACGTCTCCAGTTTTTCTTTAAATTCAACCTGATATCTGTCAACCGTTTGGAAGTCCGGTTCATTACCTTCTTTCGGTTGTTCGATCTGTTCATAACTTCTACCTTTTATTAAACAATAAGCAATGTGTCTGTGTCTAAAGTCACTTTGTAATTTAGCTAAATTCCAATGATCTTTATAAGTTACAGTGTGATTTCTTTGTTTGTCTTTGAACTCCAATTTAGCTTGCTTTAAATTTTGTGCTAATTGTTTTTGTTCTTCTTTTACTGGATTTGTCTTTTTCATTGTTATACTCCAAAATTAAATTAAAAATTAGTTAATTAAAGTCGCATAACAATGTTTATGGAGGTCGTACTACTGTTAAAAAATCCTAGCGCATTTTATTTCCCTTTCATGTTTAGTTGACATAATATCAATAATTGTTACTTTATTTGAGCCCAAAATATTTTCATCATCCCAAACACCAATTTCATCAGTTTCCCATCTTACTGCAACAATTTTTCCAAATAATGTGGGTTGTTTTTCATCATTCCAAATTGCAATTTGAACAGGAACTGCTTCCTTTTTAAATGTTTCTGACAAATACTGAGAACAATTTAATTTTAATAATGCTTTTTTAATGTCTTTCATGCGGGCACCAAGGGATTCGAACCCTTGACCTACCAGTTTTAGAGACTGATGCTCTGCCTCTGAGCTACGTGCCCAATAACCTATTATAAATATTATTTCAATATCAAGAAAATTATTCCTGCTATCAAAATTATTCCTCCAACAACATAATACCAATATTTTTCAAACCAATTTGGAATTGGAGGAGGAGGTGTTGGATCATTTGAGTCTGCATCTACAGTTGACCAAACTTCCCATTGTAGTCCCCAATCCTCATAAGGAAATATTGTAAAACCATCATCATTCCAATCACTTCCCCAAGAATTTCTAACTATAAAACCTTCTGAATTATATCCAACAAATGTCATTGCATGACCACCAAGAAAATAATCACCAGATCTTTGTTTCCACATCCTGTTACCGTAATTATAAACAGGGACTGCAAAAACACAAGGGCCATTTTCATAAAGTGCTTGTTTTAAATCTTCAATTGAATTTACTTGAGCATAACCTTTTATTTTGAACTGTATTGCATCTTTATAAGCCGTCTCATCAGGTTTAGCCAATTTTCCATAAGGCCATAAGGATTCTCTACAATCTCCCAAATTTGATAGGATCTTCATCAAATCTCTCATAAACATTCCCTCTTCATTTATATCTTGTCTATTATTATAAATGAATTGAGGTGACATATACTCAGCCAGTCCAGAGTCAATGATTTCTTGATAATCTTTCATTGCTGCGCCTGACATTGCTACACAACTGCCTTGAGAACCCTGATCTCTTACATTAAACATTAAATTTCTATAATCTAATGTTTCAGGAAAATTATATGCTTTTATAAAATCAAAATATTTCCAGTCTCTATTGTCAACTGGGCTTTTGATTACATTTAATTTATATTGTGCAAAATCTTTTGCCATTGATTTTCTCCATTGTTAAAAAAAATAAAAACTAACCCTTAACAACTATTTCAAAGACTTTCAGTTAACTCTGTTTTTACTTTTTGAATTTCTCTTGCCAATGGACACCAAGCAGGAAAGCCTCCATCAAATTTTTTGAACATCTCATCAACTTCATTGAATCTTCTCATAGAAGTTGCTTTATTCACCATTTCAATAATTCGATCATCTGGTGAATTTATAACTGCTTGTTGATGTGTACAACCTGAAATATTTTTATGTGTTTCATAAAAATCACAAGCTTTATTGCACACTGATATCATTTTTATTGTTTGCATTTATACATCTTATTTTGTTATACAAAACATATATATTTTTTACTAACTCTTCATCAAAATGAAAGTGTCCCGCAAACCAAGCAATGTAATTATCTTTTATTGCTTCAAACACATTGCTTAAATAAGAAGATACTGGACAAGGATATAAATTTTTTTCTCCAAAATAACTTTTATAAATTTCTATCTCCATAATTATTTTTGGAAGAGTATGAGTTATTACATAATCAACTTTATAATTATGTTGTCTAAGATTGTCAAGCCCAAATTGCATTTCTTTGTAGCTTGAAGTCTCTTGTCTCCACCAGCTTACTCCTTCTCTTCTATGAGATATATCAATTGAAGTTGCTCCACCAAACATCCAAAATTTTAATCCACCAAAATCATATACATAACCATTTTTTAAATAAAAAACCTTTTTAGAAATTTGTGCAGCTTTCCCACCATGAAAATCGATCAATGGATATTTTTCTAATCTATCATAATTTTCGTGATTTCCAGCAATAAACAAAGTGTAAAAAGGTTTTCTGTCTAACCAATTAAGCCAATGTTTTTCAGTTTTATCAGTTCTTTTTTCAGGAATGATTTGTGGTGCTTCATAAATTGAATGCAATCTTTTATGTTGCTCTTCATTTTTCCACACCAAACCAAAATCACCAACTTGAATTACTATGTTAGTCCCAGTCATTGTTTTTTGTTCTGGGAAATTTTTTGTATTTAATTTGCTAATCTCCATTTCACCATGCAAATCACCAACAACATATATTTGATTTATATTGTCAAGCATTAGTTTAATTCAAAAAATGGTATTTTTTTGTCTTTAACAATGTGATCTGCACTAAACACGGAGCAAAAATTGAATTTATGTGAAGATCACTTAAAAACAAAATAGCTTTTGATGGAACTCTCATAGTATCACCTTTCATTTAATATTTTTATATGCTACTAATATACCAAAAATTTTGATCAAAGTAAACTGAGTTTTTCAACTATTTCTCGCCTGTTCTCCCTTGCATATTCAGCATCAAACCTTAAAACTTTATAAGTTTTGGAAATAATTTTATCTCTTTTTCTATCATATTCTTTGTCAGTATGCCAATGAGCACCATCAACTTCAATTGCCAATTTATTGTCAATTAAAATGTCTATGAAATATCCTTTGTGATAATATTCGAGTTTAACATCATTGAAATGTTTTTTGCATTCTTCAAATAAAAGTCTTTGTGGTTTAGAAATTCGAACTCTTGATGCGCTTTTTACTTCAGGATGCCTTTCATAATATTTTCTTCTTCCTTCAACTAAAGCTTTCACCATTTTTGCTGGTAATTTTTTTCCTTTTAGCCAACCTTTAATTCTTGGATCAATTTCTTTAGTTTTTCCTTTATTCCAGACATTGTAGTGAAGTTTTTTATTTTTATTCCAAGGGATCGAACCCTTTAAAGTTTGACTAAGTGTTTTAGAATATTTTTCAACTCTTTTATCAGACTCTTTAGTTTTTCCCTTGTTCCATGGATTTTTGTGAGAACATAAATGGCATTTTCTATTGTGCTTTTCAGCTCTTTTAAAGCTATGCTGATCTTTATATTTGATTGTTTTAAAACAATCAGGGCATTGTCTTTCATATTCCATGATTTATCCTTTTAGAATAAATATAGAACATTTACACAATGCCCCTGTTCTTTGTTATAACTAGTTATTATTTATTTCATCTAACTCATGAAATGGAATTTGTTTATTTTTCACAACCCAGTCTGCAGCGTATGTAGCGCCCGGTGCGTTTGGTTTTGCTTCACATTGATATCCTTCCCATAAAACTTTTGCAATTACTTCTTGATAAATTTTATTTGAATCATTCTTTGATTGAGGTGATACATCAAGATGAACAGTTAAAACATCTGGACGAATTAATACATCATTTTCATTCAAATATTTTGCTATTTCAATAGAATATTTTACTTCTTCTCTCAATCTTTCAAATTTATCTTTTATATTTGCTCTTCTATGTTTTGAATAAATTACGTGAGCACCCATACCCTTTCTGTAGATACAAATAACCGAAGAGAACAATACAGTCCCTTTTCTTCTTATTCTTTGTGAGTCTGTTCCAATATAGATTTCATAGTCCCATTTATAAGATTCCATATAGTTTCTTATATAAGAAGCCAAATCATTGATTTGTGTTCCATCTATTTTTGTCCAAACAAAGTTTTTCATTTCTCTTTTATTTCTAATTTAATTGTTATGTAAGTTCCCATCCAATAACCAAAAACTGCAACTGGAAAGAATATAGTATTTACTTCAATTATGCTGTATGTTGATAACAACCCAAATAGTGAAAGTAAAGCAGAATAATTTGCTGCAACAATTGGTCTTCCTTCAACTGATCTTCTGATCCATAAAACATAAAAAGCATCAACAAGTGTGCACATAACAAATACTGCAAAACCCAATGCCCAAAAAGGCATTAATAATAACAAATCTTTTAACCAATTTTGTTCCACATATTTTCTCCATTATAAAAACATTGACAATAAAAACTCCAATTTAGAGATTGCAACATTGTTAAGAGGTTCTCAACGCGAATGGATTCAGAGAACAATTAAGTTACTTCTGCCTCGCTTTAGCAGCTCTTATTTTTATTGTCAGTTGCGGGGGAAGGACTCGAACCTTCGTCATTTGGCATATGAAACCAAGCTGGAACCATCTCCAGTCCACCCCGCATATTTTTTGTAGTGGCAGTCAGATTCGAACTGACATTGTCGAGGATATGAATCTCGTCCTGAATCCCATACAGGTTATGCCACCAGTTTTTTATGCACCAATATTATCTTTTCTTGACTTGTTTCCTTCTTTTAAAAATTCTTTAGACTCTTGTTTTTCTTTTTCTTCATTAAAAATATTGTCAACAAATTCTTTTAAAGCCAATGTTTCAATTGAATTTAATACTAATTTGTTGCCATAACCTTTATGAAAAATAACTATATTAAAGCTTATACCACTGGGCTCAACTGAGAAAACAAATTTTTCAGTTGATCTTGTCAATTGTGAAAAATGTTCAGTGATATCTTCAGCTAATTTTTCAGCTTCAGTTTTTGCTTTTAAAATTTTATCTATTTTATTCATATTTTTTTCCTTAAATTTTCTGTTAATTTTTCTTCTAACATTTTTCTTGTTTCTTTAATTTCATTATTTTGTTTTTTGCATCTCTTGCATGTCTTGTCATAAACTATAAAATCATTTTCAAGTTCATAAGTTGATCTTTTTAAGATTTTCTTAGTTTTTTGAATTAAAAAAATTAAATTTGAAGCTCTGATTGATCTTGTAACTTCCCATTTATGTATGTTAAATATGCAAAAGATATTTTTCATTCTAATCTCCTGTTTTTCAGGAAATTAGATTATCTCCTGAAGTTGTATGTGTGAATTATCTTTCATAACATTATTTTTTTATTCTGTTTATATAATCTTGATATGCAGCAGTTAAATGTTTACATAAGAATGTTTTCATTCCTGGGTTCATAACAACTGGCTCTGCACCATTACTATTAATAACTCGACTTGCATCTTCTTTATTCAATGCAACTTCTAAATTAAAACGAAAATGATTACAATCACACCAAACTAAAACAGATGAGTTTGGTTGTGGATTTTTTGTAAAAACTTTGCCTGATTTATCTGTTTTAGGAGCAATTGGAATTATATACGGTTTATGAACATTTCCATTTGTTCCTGTAACAGTTTTATATTGATATTTTCCCTTATCGCTTATTGTTTGCAAATTTGCCGTAATATCATTTCTTGCTCTTTGCTTTATTTTAGCAGGTGTGCTTCTAAACAACTGCAAAATATTTCTTCTTTCAGAAATTATTTTTTTTATCTCTTCACGAATTATTTTTCTTAATTGTTGATTGTCTTTTGAAGCATTTTTTTTCATAAAATTCTGGTAAAAATCTTTTCATCCACTTATTGACTTTTTGTGGTTTTTGATTTATAATTTTTGCAACTTTTTTTACCCACCCAAATTTAGAAAAATCAATTTGTGAATTTAAAATTTGTTTTATATATTTTTGTTGTTTTAATTTATTAGATTGTTTGACAGCATTAAAATATTTTTCTCTATTACCATATTTTGGTTGTTGTTTGATTATGACATCAGATATTTTATAATAAAAACTTTCTTTATTATGAATATTGTCTATATAATCCAATAATTTGTTAATATTTTCTTTTTTCTTTTTGTTAAATTCTTTCCAATTTATTCTATAAATTTTCCAACCTTTTGTTAAAAGAAACTCATTTCTAATTTTATCATGCTTAATTGAATCTTCATTTCTATAATGTTGTTCACCATCTATTTCAATATCTAATTTAAGATCAATTATAGCAAAATCTAAAAAAT